GGACGCTGAGTGCCTACACAGCCAAACAGATTGTAGGACAGCTATAAATATCTAAAAAGGAGCAGATAATGCAGGTCAGTGTTTATAGATACAATCCAGAAACAGATTCAGCACCTTGGATGCAGGATGTTGAAGTGGATGTTCCCACCGATCGGGATCTAATGGTGTTGGATGTTATGATCCGAGCAAAAGAACAGGACCAAACCCTTACCTTCCGTAGAAGTTGCAGGGAGGGTGTTTGTGGTTCTGACGGTGTAAACATGAATGGTAAAAACGGACTGGCCTGTATTACACCGGTGTCAGAAGTTGTAAAGCCCGGCAAAAAACTAGTAATCCGTCCCTTGCCCGGTCTGCCTGTGATTCGTGACTTGGTTGTGGACATGACTATTTTCTACAAACAGTATCAGCGTGTGGCACCTTATCTCAAAAACGACACTGCCACACCCAATCAAGAACGACTGCAATCACCAGAAGATCGTGCAAAACTAGATGGTATGTATGAATGTATTATGTGTGCCTGCTGTAGCACAGCCTGTCCAAGTTTCTGGTGGAATCCTGACAAGTTTTTGGGCCCACAGGCTGCACTTGCCGCATATCGTTTTATCGCAGACACTAGAGACACGGCCACAGAAGAACGCCTGAGCGAACTGGATGATCCGTTCTCAGTATTTCGTTGCCGCGGCATTATGAACTGTGTGAGCGTGTGTCCTAAAGGTTTAAATCCTACAAAGGCCATTGGGCATATTCGCGATATGCTATTATCAAGAGCAACATAAAATATATGAATCCACAGAACGGTAAAGGCTCGGCTCCTAGAAAAAACGCCAACACACAGAAATATCAACAAAATTGGGAAAAAATTTTCTCAAAATCCAATCCTCCGGTTGACAAAACCAAACAATAGCGTATAATACTAGAGTATGGCCAGTATGACTCCACAACAAACGCACGAACACAAACGCAGTTGGTTGCCGGGTTATACTGTAGAAGTTCACAGCGACTTGCACTTGGCTTGCATACAATGGTGTAAATCACACTGTGAACAATTTGAGTATCATTTTGTAAAGTATCATTTGATGTACACAAACTTGTATCATTTTGAGCATTACAATGATGCAGTGCTCTTTGAGGAGGAATTCCGTGAGCGTAAAGAATCTAAAGAATGAAGCAGATCGAATTCTTGGCGGGCTAACCACCAGAGAAAAATACAAGATGTTTGAAATTGTGCTGGCTCAAATGGGCAAAAGACACAATGAACAAAAAGAAGCCGAGCTTAGAGCCATGTATGATGCTATTGTGCACAGCAGTGATACAGACAAAACCACACTGCGTAGTTTGGAACGTGGATATCAAAACTCAATGAGTGACAGCGTCAAAGGTGGCGATTTGACCAGCAATGCTCGAAAAAACAAAAAGAAAGCATAATGAGCTATAGTCGATGGGGCAACAGTGCTTGGTATAGTTTCTGGAGCAGCAACAGTGGCACAAGCCGTGATGAACAGGTGTTGAGCCTGTGGTACAGCATTGGCCAAACCAAAGACTGGCTGTACGAGACATTAAAAACATGGAGTGTGGCAGATGTGCTAAACAATTACACAGATGTCACCGAAGACGAAGCCCAAGAAGCATATGGATATATACAAGAGTTCTTAGCAGATGTAGAGGAAGAATACCATGCAAGTAAAAATTAAAAAATATCCAACTTGGTTTTGGCCACATCAGTTGATGGAAAAGATCTTCTTCTGGGCAAAGACCAAAGACGAATACGGATTGCCAGATAGTCCAGAGTGGGTTCACAATGCCGGAGAGTGGTATGCGGACACTTGGCTAGGTCGAGGTCACGTATGGTTGGCTGAACGGTATATGGCATGGCAGGAGCGTCGTCGTGTGAGTGTGAAACTTGATCCTTGGGATACTTGGAATGCTGACGACACACTGGCACATATTGTGTTGCCGATGCTGGTAGATTTAAAACGGAGCAAGCAGGGTGCTCCTAACGTAGACAGCGAAGACGTTCCGTTTGAACTGCGTATGCCACATGGTTGGTATGAAGAAAAATATATGGTCAACGGAGAAACAGATCCAAACTTCTTTGCTCGCTGGAATTATGTGCTAGACGAAATGATCTGGGCATTCTCAGAACACACAAAAGATTATGACGAAGCAGAAGGCCGGTTCCATACTGGCAACATTGACTTTATAAGTGTGCCTGTCGACGAAGCAGGCAATGAAGTCGCCGAGAAAGATGCCAAATACTTCCGTATGGATCGTGGACCCGATGACACCAGTCACTTTGACAAAGCAGGCTGGGAAGTGTATCAGAATCGCAAACAAAACGGATTCAGATTGTTTGGCAAATATTACACCTGTTTGTGGAGTTAACTTTTTGTTGTTTAATAGGTAAATATTTTCAAACTAGGAAGATATTTTGTCAAAATATTTTTGCGGAGCTCCGCACGCTAGGATAAACTTTAGAAATTCTGGCAAAGATACTAAACTTACTGTTTGTTGTAATCTAGATAATAACAATTCTGGTCACTTGGATTTTGAATTTATTCAAAAAATATCCAGCACGTTAGACAAAGGTATATTTCCCAAAGAGTGCAATTTGTGCAAAAAAGAAGAACTAGCCGGAGCAATATCAGAAAGACTAAGTTTACAATCTTTTGACCACAAGCCTGTGTTCGAAATAGGTATAAAGTTTAGCAATTTGTGCAATTTAGCTTGCAGATTTTGCAATCCTAACGATAGTAGCACATATCAAAAAATTACTAGCACTGTTCCTCAGTATGAATCTATTTCTACAGACATAACAGAAGATTCAGATACGTGGAATAAAATACTTAATTACATAGAACACAAAGTATTCACAGACAAAGAAATTATAATTCATCCTATTGGCGGCGAACCATTGCTGGCTCCTGGTTTTTATAAACTTTTAGATTGGTGTATATCAAAAAATATTGCAAAGTTCATCACACTTCGTATAACCACAAGTTTTTACAGCAAAATTAACAATGATTTTCTAAATAAATGCACCAAATTTGCAAGAACAGAAATAATCGCAAGCATAGATAGCGTGGACGATAATTACTCACTGGTAAGATTTCCAGGAAAGTTTACAAAAATTGAAAAACATCTTGAGGTTATAAAACCATATTTAAATTATAATTTTGACATTAATTTAGCAGTTGCACCAGTTGTTAGTCTAAATAATATTTTGTATCTTCCTGATATAATAAACTTTTGGCAAAAATTTACTCTAACAATAGACCAGCGTAGATTTTCTATGTTTAGTTGGCACTTATATCAACCTACTGAATTGATGCCTGAAAATGTTCCAGTCTATCTACAAGATCTAATATTTGACACGCTCGACAAAGCTATAAACCACGGTTTTTTAAAACAACCAAACACAGAAAGATTTCGCGATGTATTAGTAGGTTTAAGAGAAAGCATAAAAACTTCAAACAACAAAGATGCATGGTTAGGTTATTTAGATTTTACTGCCAAGTGGGATGTTTTGGTTAAGCAAGAAACTTGTAGTCTTAATAAACTTTTTAAATATATAAATGCTGAAGACAAAAATTACTACTTAAAAAGAGTAGACTTTTACAAACAAGTGCCTTGACAATTCAGCACAATGTGTTATTATAGCAGCATAGGTTGTTGGAGACACAGATGAACTTGGTAAGCGCCTGGGGAAGTACTAAGAAAAAAAGAAAACTGGCAGAAGATGTAGCAAACTTTTGTATAGTAAAACTAATGCCAAGAGTGCGCACACTTGATGTTTGTATAGTGCTCAGCACAGACATGGAAGGTGCAGATGGTTATTGTCTGGCTAGAACCAATAGAGAATTTGAACTGGAAATAGACAGCAGACTGTCGCACGATGATTTTGTCAGTGCAATAGCCCACGAAATGGTGCATGTAAAACAACATGCAAGAAACGAGCTAAAAGATATTGACCTCACTTGCAAGAGTTGGAAAGGACAAGAGTACATCAGTCTATACAGCACAGTGGAAGATTACATGGCATTGCCATGGGAAGAAGAAGCCTATCGCTTGCAAGAAGAATTGCTCACAGAGTATAACCAAGTTTCTCAAGCAAGCTAGTACTCAGTTTGCTTTTTGCCACATCTACAAATTTTTCTGGCAAGTTATGCTCTATACTTTTGTAGGTTTGCAAATATTCTTCTGACCTTCCTCCGGCACTCATAGATACATCTTTGGGTTTGGCGTGCAACTTTGTAAATGGGTGATTGTGGTCGTAGCACACGCCTTCTACAAACTCGTTAACAAAATCTATATCCAGCATATCTTCATATCTCACAGTGTAAAAATTGTTAAACAATTGGGTGTTGTGCCAGTTACTGTAAAAGGTATTGTAGTGATTCAACAGCGAGTCCACACTCAAATGACTAAAACGTTGCAGTCTCCAGCCGTGCGGGCAATGCACTCGATTTGCACCATACTGAACAGCAGGATACATAAAACTTATATCTGCAGGATTGCGAAGTATGCTTTCCAGCCACTTTAATGGATGCTTTGATACTACTATTGTCAAGTGTTTGTGTCCTACATCTTTGACAAATCTCTGCGGATCGGTCCAATGTTTCCATGCATAGAACGGAAGATCAAACAAATTCCCAGGACTCTTGCTTATGTGTTTAAATCCTTGCTTTTCGAAAAAGCTTTGCACGTAGTTTGTACCAGATCTTTGAATGCCCACTGATGTAAAATTCATTGACTTTGTCCTTGTATAGTGTATACTATTTACAGTTTGGACAATTTTAGGAGATCAACTATGACCATGCATTTGGCTCGCGGCCTTACCACGGTGCACACTGGCAAGCGCAAACAGAAAAAAATCACTCGTACACAACAACAAAAACTAGCGGAAGAACATCGATTGTTTAACAAAAAAATGAAACAATCAGGCAGACACAACGAACGTGTGACTTTTGAAGAATACGTTGCTCGGGTGTACGGAAAAGCCGAAAAGCCCAAACAATCGTGTAACCAAACTGCGCCAGAAGTTAAAACATATGTACACAAGTTGCCAGATACCAGCCGCGGCAAGGAGTACAAAAGCTTGAATTCCGGCAAAGGTGTTGCTCTAAAAAAAGAAAGCACTAAATATACAGGAGATTTGATCAAAGGAATTGCGACCATGCACAAAAGCAATGCAGTGCCTGTGATCAACAACGAAGAAGCAAAAAGCATTAGTCAAATGCGCAGGAATTGATGTCCAAAGACGTAATTAAATTTGAAGGTAATGTTACAGAAATTTTACCCGGAAACCAATTCCGAGTAGAGCTGGACAATGGTGTAAATGTACACTGTCATCTCAGTGGTAAAATGCGTCTCAATCGAATAATGATTGTAACAGGAGACAAGGTGGAAGTTGAAATTTCTCCCTATGATATCACCAAAGGTCGAATCTCTTACAGACGATAAATAAATTTATACCACAGAGAGACACAACATGGCAAGAAAAGTTATCAATATTGGCACTAGTCCAAACGACGGCACGGGCGACAGTCTTCGTAACAGTTTTGACAAAATCAATGACAATTTTGAAGAATTGTACGGACGTTCGGCTGCAGGCAATAACTTTGACTTCAACGAAAACACTCTCACCACTACCAACACCAATGGTGATATCATACTTGACCCAAACGGCACAGGCAAGGTCATAGTAAGTGGCAACAAACTTAACATCAGCACTGCAAAAACTCCGGCATCTAGTGTGGGCGCCAGCGGCGATCGCGCAGGAGATATAGCATACGACAGTCAATACATATATGTTTGCACTGCAAATTATGATGGCAGTTCTAGCATCTGGAAGCGCACGCTGATCAGCACCTGGTAAAACTCTGGTAAATATACTAAAAGAGGAATACCATGTCCAATCCTGTGTGGAAAACACAACCCGGCAATCTCGGCACTATCGAAGAACGAGTATTCTACAAACTAGAACTGGAGGCTGACAACAGCACACAGTTTGAAATAATCAGTGGTAATTTGCCCAGCGGCTTGCAGTTAAAGGCAGACGGTGTCATTGATGGTGTGCCTAGTGTAAAAAACATACTGCAGGGCGTGCCTTTTGATGTAGGACAAAACATCACCAGTAGATTTGTTGTGCGTGCCAGAGGCAACACCAGTGTAGCAGATAGAACATTTGAGCTCACTGTCACAGGTCAAGACAAGCCTACAATAACAACACCTGCGGGCAGTTTGGGTGAATTCATTGAAGGTGATTATGTTGAGATTCGACTGGAAGCAGAAGATTTAGACCTAGATACACTTGTATGGTCTGTGGCAAACTTTGAACTACCGCCTGGATTGGAGCTGGACTCCGACACAGGTGTAATCAGTGGATACGTACAGCCTCAACCGGCTGAACCAGATGCACGTGTGGGTTATGACGCCAATGATTTTGATCTATATGTGTTTGATGTCGGCACCAAGAGTGTGGACAAAAACTACTTGTTTTCCATCAGTGTGTCAGACGGCAAAGATGTTGTACAAAAGAATTATACAATTTTTGTGTACAGTAGAAACAATCTCACAGCAGACAACACAGTGTACACAGCAGACAACGTGAGTGTTGTTACAGCAGACCAAGACACAGCACGCAATCCAATACTACGATACAATTCTCTTGATTTGGGCAGTACATTCCACGACGATTATTTTGCAATACAGTTTTCAGCAGAAGACTTTGACAACGATCAAATAGAATTTGTGCTGGATACGTCTGACGCAGGAGAAAGCTTGCCCGGCGGGCTGGTGCTGGATGCCGACACTGGTTGGCTGTATGGTCACATAGATTTCCAAAGTGCCAGCGAAATAGATTACTCGTTTAGCATACAGGCACGCAAAAAAGATTCACCGGTGTACAGCAGTGAACTAGCAACTTTTTCACTCACAGTATTAGGCGATGCTTTCAGAGACATCACTTGGGCAACATTGTCCAATCTTGGAACCATACGCACCGGCGACATCAGTACCTTGTATGTGGAAGCTGTTGATGAAAACGGCAATGATCTCAAATACAGCCTGGAAAATTATCAAAAGCTTGCATTGCCACAAGGACTCAAATTCAACGAAGACGGCACAATCACCGGACGAACCAGTTTTAACATTTTTACACTGGACAAAGGCACTACCACGTTTGATCAGCACACCACCAACTACAACGAAACAACCTTTGATCGTGAATACGAATTTGAAGTTACTGCACAAGATGCCAGCGGGTTGATTTCGTCTACCAAAGTGTTTACTATCACAGTAGACACAGACAACATAGAACCCTATGAAAATTTGTATGTTGGTGCTTTTCTCAGTTTAGAGAAACGCAGGCAATTCAAAGAATTTGTGTCCAACATAGATATTTTCAAACCTGCTGATTTGTATAGACGCAATGATTTTTATTTTGGCAAGCAACAAGACATACGTATGCTGGTGTTGCCTGGTGTAAATGCAAAAACTGCTGCACAGTTTACCACAGCAATGCAACTCAATCACTACAATAAAAAATTGAGATTTGGCGAAGTAAAAACTGCCAGAGCCTTGGATAGCAAAGGCAACACAAAATACGAAGTGGTGTATGTGGACATTGTGGACAACATAGCTGGCATAAGCAAAGCGCAACAGCTGGAAAAAGGCAGTGCTGAATACTTGGATATTGACACAGTATATCCCAACAGTTTGCAGAATATGATATCACAAATACGGGCCGACATTGGCATAGCATACGCCGACTCTTTTCCTGAATGGATGACCAGCAAACAGGAAGACGGAAGTGTGCTAAACTGGATCCCAGCAGTGGTGTTGGCATATACAAAACCAGGAAAGAGTGCCCAACTTGCCTACAACATACAAAACAACAGCAACTTTGATTTCAAACAGTTGGATTTCTCCATTGATAGATATATCTGGGACACAGACCTCAGCGAAAACTTTGATAAAACCACAAGAGAATATGTGGACAGTGCAGAGACGACGTTTGACATCAACAACAGTCGTCAACAATTCACAGGCGACGGCAGTACTCGTAGATTTACTCTGCAAGGCACAGTAACCAATCCACAGAACGTTCTTGTAGTACTGAATGTGGCCAATCCTAACTACGATGCGGCAGGCTACGACAATGTGACTTTTGATCTCACACAGGATGCAGTCAGCAGTACAGAATATCAGGTAATCGGCAATGATGTGGTGTTTGCAACTGCTCCAGAATCGGGCACAACAATATTAATCGAAGACACCAAGTACAGCAGTGATATTTTTGAAACCACTTTTGATAACCGCAACACAAGATTTATCACAGGAAGCATAGTTTTCCGTGAACAAGACTACGGTGATAAATATCTTAAATTCCCACAAAATGGAGTATTAGATTAAATGGCCAGTAGTATTAATCCTAGCAGCATCGACGGAACCTATCCTGTTGCAGGACAAGACAATGATTCACAGGGTTTCCGTGACAACTTCACCAATATCAAAACAGCACTAACCAGTGCTAAAAGTGAAATTGAAGATATTCAAAACAAAGCTTTGTTGAAAAGTGCACTGTCAGGCGAAACACTTGACAACGATGGTGCAGGGGCATTGTTGCTGGATTTTGAAGTACGTGATTTTGCCGAAACTGTAGTTGACAAAGGCACAACGGACGGTACAGTTACATTCAACCACGAAGACGGGCATTATCAAACAGTAACCAGCAACGGCGATTTAACATTTGGATTCAGCAATTTGCCAGCTGCTGGAAAACTAGGCAGAATTAGAGTTGAAGTAACAATCACTAGCACTGCACATTCTGTTACCATAGATCCAGGCACTTATACACTATTAGGCGAGGAAAACCTAGTTGGGTACGACAGTACAACAGGTGTTATCGATTTTTATAGAACTGGTACGTATGTCTATGAATTTGTTACCACCGACAGCGGCACAACTTTTGTGGTCACAGAACACACCACTAGAACTCGTAAGGTAGACTATCGAACAATTGCCAGCAGTGTGGGCTTGCCGGGCGACGAACAAGGCGATTTTGCCTTTGACGAAGACTACATATACTTTTGCACAGCTGACTATGACGGCGGCAGTACTAGTATATGGACGCGAGTGGCTCTTCCTACTACAGTTTGGTAGTTGACAAAACTATTCGGATCTTGTATAATGCACGTAGAAACTTTAGATTCCGCGGGATTTGATGTAGTTACTGATTATGATTACTCTGATGCTCCGGAACTGGCACTACCACGCGATTGTTTCTTAAATAATCAATATGAGTTAGAATTTGAGGAAATATGACAAACTTTGAAAAAGTAGAACATTTTATGACTGCCTTTGGCCAAAATGTGAAAAAAACTGCTTCTCTAGCCGACGGCGATACACAACGACTGCGCATAGAACTCATCAGAGAAGAACTTAACGAACTGGTAGATGCTATCAGCGAAGACAACATTGTCGAAGTGGCAGATGCACTCACCGATATACTGTATGTCACATATGGAGCAGGACATGCTTTTGGCATTGATCTTGATGCATGCTTTGATGAAGTTCATACTAGCAACATGAGCAAGTTGGGTGCCACCGGAAGACCTATCTACAGAGAGGACGGTAAAATTCTCAAGGGAGAAAGCTATTTTGCTCCAGATTTGGAAAAGATCCTCAAGTAATGTATCATCCATTACTCGACAATCTAGACGATCTAACTGTTGACCAACTCGGTGAAAAGTTAAACGACGTCAATAGTAAAATCACTTATGCACATCGAATTGGCAACCACCAAATGCTACAACAGTTGCAAACAATACAACAATCTATCCAACACAAGTACAACGAAAAAACCAAAAAACAACTAGAATCTTTAAACAAAAAATCATCAATCTCCAACAACGACAGCATAGATATAGGATGAACACAGACAATTACGGTAGAATCTCCTACAGTGAATCAGATGTGATTGAATTGTTATATGCCAATCCACAATTGGATATCAGTAGATTGTTGGTAAACGATCCTACAGAATACAATGCAAGCATTGACCAGCTGTACAGTGAATTAGATAAATTGAGCATACCGCAAACGCACAAAGATCCGGAACAGTTTCACCTTCAAAATCAACAAAATTGGCACATGCCAGATGAATACAAGTCATTTGACATAGCAAAGTGGTTACTAGATCAGTGTAGCAATGATGCAGAACTACAGCGGGTAGGCGCAGAATTGTTGTTGTATCATGAAAAGAATCTATTCGAATTGCTAAAGTTCTTGAAGTATTTCGTCGACACTTGTTGCGAAAACAACCAAGTGCTAGGCGTAGGACGGGGCAGTAGTGTAGCCAGTTTTGTGTTGTATTTGATGGGTGTGCACAAAGTAAACAGTCTATATTATGATTTAGACATTGCCGAATTTTTACGCTAAATAGTAGCATATTCTAGGAGATCAAACATGGCTAAAAAATTATACAAAACTGCAATGGGCAAGAGCATGGACATAGAAGCTCTACGACTCAAGCAAGAGGATACTCTAGCAGTGGGCAATATGCGTGTAAATGCTAGAGGTGACGAAATCACTCCAACCGGGCAAGTTATTAGATCCAAGTCAGACAAAATCAAAGCCAACTATTACGACCTACACGCAACAGTGCCACAGGAAGGTAATATTCCTACAGCAAAGCCGACCGCGAAGGCATCCGTAGTTGCTGATGAATTAGAGAGTGTTGAGCAGGTCGAAGCAGTAGTAAAAGACAACAAACAACAGGAAGTTGCTGGTTTAGCAGATAGCGTAGCCCAGACACAACAAACCACCGGCACTCCAGAAGTTAAATCAGAAAGACAAAAAAGACGTAGTATATCAGGTGTAAAGAGGGTATAATGAGCTTAGAAGCACTAAAAAATAATGCCAAGAGTATGCAGACAGTAGAAGGCAAGATTCGTGCAATCGGCAATGATATTATTGTTGAAGGTATGAATTTTGGCATGCGTAAAACTAGTGGCGGAATCGTTCTTGTTAGTGACGATGGCAAAGACACTGGTATCAAGCCACGCTGGGGCAAAGTACATTCTGTTGGCCCTGAACAAACTGATGTTAGTGTAGGAGAATGGATTCTCATTGAACATGGTCGTTGGACTCGCAGTTGGCGTATGTTTGACGGAGAAAACACTGTTGAACTTTGGAAAGCAGATCCAGGAAAAATTTTAGCAACTTGGACCGGCGAAAAGGAACCACAGGACACACTGTTTGGGCAATTCGAAGGCGCAGGAGATACAGCACAAGCTCGTCCTGAGGATTTTGGAGCAAACTAATGCCAGAAGCACTTAGTGTAATTGCAAGCCTTTTTACAATTGTTGCCCAAAGCAATATAATTGACGAACAACAACAGCAAAAACAACAACAAAACGCTATGCAGCAATTTGAACAGGAACAACAAGAGCCAGAAATGCAACAGCGTCGTAGAGAAATTATCCAAGCCGCTGTTGCTCGCCGACAAATAATTTTATCACAAACACACCTAGGTGAATAATGAAACAACTCTGGACTGAAAAGTATCGCCCAAGAACTGTAGACGACTATGTTTTTGTAGACAGCAACCAACGTGCACAAGTAGAAAACTGGATTTCCCAAGGCACTATTCCACATCTATTGTTCAGCGGCAACGCAGGCATTGGCAAGACTACACTGGCAAAAATTCTTATTAATCAACTGGATGTGCAGGACAGTGATGTGCTGATTGCAAATGCTAGTAAAGAAGGTCGTAAGATTGAATGGCTCAACGACAAACTCACTGGTTTTTGCCAAACCATGCCATTTGGTGATTTTAAGATTGTTGTGTTGGACGAGGCCGATTACTTGAATCCACAGAGTGTTCAGCCGGCACTGCGCAACTTGATGGAAGAGTATGCACACAGTGTGAGATTTATCCTTACTTGCAATTATCCTAACAAAATTATTCCTGCGCTACACAGTCGTTGTCAGAGCATGCATATTGAAAAGATTGATCACACAGAGTTTACCGCTCGAGTGGCCACTATTCTAGTAAACGAAAACATTGAGTTTGAACTGGACACACTGGACACGTATGTAAAAGCAACCTATCCTGATTTGCGCAAGTGCATCAACAACCTACAGTTAAACTGTGTAGACAGCAAACTTATCACTGCCAGTGACAGTGACAGCAGTGCTGATTACAAACTGCAAATGGTCGAATTGTTCAAAGCAGGCCAAATTCGCGAAGCAAGAAAGCTGATATGTAGCCAAGTGAACCCTGCAGAAGTTGATGATGTGTTTCGTTGGATGTACGACAATCTGGCTTTGTTTAGCAGCACAGAAGAAGGACAGGATCAAGCAATTCTCATTATTGCCAAAGGACTGAGAAATATACCGCTGGTGAGCGATCAAGAAATCAATCTTAGTGCCACACTAGTAGAATTAGGTCAAATTTCTTAGCTTTTTTGGTTGACATTTTGTCTGTATCTCTTATACTAACAATGTAGGGTTAACAAAGAGGTTAGAGAAAATGCAAAAGCAAATCGAAACATTGCTTCAAACCATCAAGCTTCAATACGTCGACTTTGCTGTTCGTGCTAGCAAAGGCGAAGAAATGAGCGACTACTTCAAAGAAACTGTTCAAAATTTTGATGATACACTCGAAGTCAAACCAGGCAAAAAGTACATCAAAATCATCCGCGATGGCAGTTGTTGGGGCTTTGTTGTCAACGTAGACAACGATGCCAAGTTCCGCAAAGGCGACATCCTAATGGCGGCAGGCTACAATGCTCCTGCTCGCAACAAGGCTCGTGGCAATATCCTAGACGGTGGCTACAAGGTCGATTGGACTGGGCCGGCTTACTTGTAAGGAGTAGAACATGGACATGGAACTACTTGCGCAAAGTGTAGCAATTGATCGTGTGCTGGGCGGGTATCGCAAAGACAACGCCTACTACGAAGCCAGCAATTGGAAAACCTATCTTTACAACTTCAACAAGAAACGTTTTGATCAGTACCACAGCGACTATGACCGTACTGTCAAACAAATGGATGCCGCAGGCGAAAAATTTCGACGTGTTCCTCGAGTTGAAATCACAGAAGAAGATCGTTCTACTGCTGAACAAGTGCTCGAAACACTCACCGGTAAAATGCTGTTAAAAAGTATTGCCAACACACTTGGCGACTTTGAACGAGCAGTGTATCGTATCCTCGAAGGCGCTGAAGTAAAACGCAAAAGCGAATACTCAATGGCTCTTATTATGCCAAAACTTTACAGGGACTATATTGAGCAAGAGAGATTAGAAAGCCGCGTGTACGGGCGTACACAGCTTGTAAAGGATCGGAAAATCGAAGGTAGTGCAGTGTGGCTACATCGGCGCACAAACAAGGACTACGGATACGATTGTTTTTATGGATTGTTGGATGATGAGTACCCAGTGACGTGTTATGTAGGACACGACAAAGACTGGACTTTTGAACTCAATGTGCCAACAGACATCAAAGGTCGTGTTGCAGACATTCGCTATTTGAACGGCACAGCATACACACGATTGAATTATATTAAAAAATTAGGTTGACAGAAATCTATATTCTGTTAAACTAATAACTGTAGCGAGAAGTATGGTACTTCGAGCACTTTAGTATGGGCAATGCCCTTAAAAGGAGACAAACATGAGAGCAACTCGTGAAACACGCCGACTTTCTGACGTTATTGCAGAAGTCAAACAAGAACTTGCCGCAGAACACGGTTTCGGACAAGACAAAATTGACGCCGAACGTCGTCGAGTAGACAACAGCAAAAAAGACTTTCCAATCGGTAGCCACTTGGTACCAATCAGTGAATTGGAAATTGACTACACAGTACAACGTGACGTTAATCTCAAGCACATTCTCAGCATTGTGAAGCGTTACAATCCGCAAATTTGCAGTCCAGCAAGCGCTTGCACAGTCAAATACGATCACAACAATCCAATCTATGTATACGACGGACAACATCGTATTGTAGCAACTGGTGTGCTTGGGTTCACAGAGATTCCAATTATCATCAACGAAACAGACGACGAAAGTTTTCCAAGTTATGCCTTCGAAGAGTGTAACATGAGCACTAAAAAGTTAGGCCCAGGCGACATACATCGCAATCGCCTCACTCGTTACAAATTAGGTGCTACAGAAATTGAAGTCAGGGATGCTAAGACACTACAAGATCAGTTCGATGCTTGTGATGTTGACCTAGAAGACAAAGCAACTCGCAAAAGTGATAACCTTCGTGGATCGAGTAAACACTTCTTTAGTCACTTTAAGTATGCTCAAAAAGGCATTGACATTGACAAAAGTGGTCGTACACTAAAAGACATCTTGTCTGCTATCACCTTAGCATACCCAATGGACGAAGAAGTTAGCCAAGATTTGTTTATTGGTTTGTATGAAATTGCACGACTGGATGTGCGCCAAGAACTGCCAGCAGAGTGGATGACTAGAGTTCTAGAAAAGTGTGCAGAAACTTATCCTCGCAGTACAACCATGAAACAAACCAGTTTGTACAAAGACAAAGCCAAACTACAAGTGGAGCATATTAGTCCAGGTCGTGGCTGGGACGCTCCTAACATGATGAGCAACTTTATTCGAGAGCTGTACATGTTAAATGGCGGTAAACTAAATCTCCCGTTCCACGGCATTGGCAGCCAAATGCAACTAGCAACAAACCCTGTACCGGGACTGTTTCCACGTAAGGTAGCGGCATAATGTCCACACTAGTTGAACGTTTAGAGGGGTTCAGAACCCCTAAGTACTCAAGAGTTCAACGCAGTAACGAAACGTATCTAGCAACTGCTAGGTACGTTACTGCTAACTTAGAACGACTTGTAGAATTGTACAATACCACTCGAAATGATGAACAAACTAGTCGTCTTATTCGTGACGATGTGGATAACGCACTACGCAGATATCATCAATATTGTATCAAGGAAAATATTGGTGCTCACTATGTGGAAGTAGGCATCGAAGGTAATGGTATCTTTGAACACATGATTCCTGCTAGTAGATTGCGTGACTTGTTGTTACTAGGGCGTATAACATCTTATGAAGCATGCAATGCGCCTACTTGTAAACTTAGCAAGGACAGCGATGATTTGTTGCGAGAAAAAGGCTGGGCCAGCGATACACCGGATTTGATTGATTTTTGGAAACGCTATCGATTGTGCTTCGACACAATAGACAAATTTACAACACACAACGGTACGCCAGTTGACACAGAAAATTGGACACTGGACAACCACTACGAATATTATATTACCAACTTGTAACTATAAATAAAAAGAATAGGCTAAAATACATTGCTAAGGTTAAAAAAACAGCATGATAGAAGAACATATTTTAAATTTACACGATACAGCTGGCGGAGATGGCGTAAAATCTTGGAAAAAATCATGTCTAAGATTTGTCGACGAGTTGCCGTCACTTGCTTACGCTTACGGATTATATTGGAAAGACATTGTAGAACAATTTCCAGAAATATATTCTATAGAAGGTCATTATAATCTTCTCCGAGGCGGCAGTTGGCCTTCTTGGGAAAAATTTGTCAAGAAAGACTTCGACGGAATAGATCCATTAGTAGTTAAAGAGATAACCAACAAAGAATTATGGGATTGGGATTATATGTTCAGTGATCAATGTGATTGGTTTGGGCAACAAGAAGATCACAATTACAAAATAAAAAACCAGTGCGACTGGATTTTAGAAAAAAAGACTAGAATCCCTAGAAAAGTATTAGACGTAGCAGGCGGAAGAGGATCGCTTGCACATGCTTTAAAATATTGTGGAGCCGATGTAGTATCATTTGATAGCGGCAACTACTGTCAAGAACTATTTGATATTACTTCTAAAATATTTTTTAATAATACAATAAATGTTACTCCTATTATAGAGTCTATAGAAAATATATGTGACCACATCAATATACAAGAATTTGATACCATTATATTCTGTGAAGCAATTGAACATTTTACTGAAAAGCAAATAGACAGTTTGTGGACCAAAATCTGTACAGAATTCAACGGAAGGGTAATAATTTGCAATCACATGAACTATCACCCAATACCAATTCATATGCCTGAACATGTTAGAGAAATAAATGATCAAGTTTATGATCGATTTGTTGCGCAAAGTAAACAATGTATTTTTAGATCAGGAAGTCACCTGGTGTTAGAATTCCGATCAAAATAAACAAAAAGCAGGACAACGCATTGTGGTAGAAGAGGATATGCAAGCCTAGCAGATCCGCACTCTACACGAGTTTTACACCATGCAATTCAGTTGTGTTAAGCAAATAGATCTAATTAATTAAAAAATTCTAATTTTCTCTTGACATCTTTCCTGCATGTGTTATTATTAGTGTGTAGGGTTAGTTAGAGAGGTAGAAAATATGTTCCGTATTCCAGAAGCTTATGTAAATGCTCTAAGCTACGAAGAGGCAATCAAGTTGATTACGGCTCGTGGTCGCGGTGACGCACTAGAAGGCATGTTGAGTATGAGCCGCTTTTATGATGAATATGTGGCCAGCACACACACTGATGCTCCACTGTTTGAAAGTGACGACGAGTTTTACTACATTTACAGTTATGAGTTGAATGCGTACAATATAGTGTACGAGAACATGAGCAGGTTGTTTGCACCCAAGGAGGCAGAGTAATGATTAATGATACTGTGCAAGAAAGCATCGAAGAAATTCAAAGTATGCTCGAGCGTGAAGTTGAATGGCGATTGAGTGATTATTTTGAAAACGACGAGTTTAAACCAACTATTCGCGAGATCAATTCTTTGTTGTTAAAACTGAAAGAACTGGCAGAACAAAAGGAAAATGCATGAAGGACAACGTAATATTAAATTAACTGCCAACCTTTATAAGTTTTGTAGTATCCTTTAACTAATTTATAAACTTCAGAGGTTCGTATATCATAAGATCTTCCAAGATCGCCGGTTGAGCCTACGAATTTTCCATGTTCTGGGTGCATAAAAGAATACTTTACAGAATTTTTCCTTCTTGATTCGGACAATTTTTGTTTTGTTTCATTAGACATCGGTCCTTTTGGTACTCCTTTACCTTGACCTTTTTTTGATTTGCTTATTTTGCGTTTAGTTTCTTCGGTGTGTTTCATACCGTAAAATGTATTTTTTTTCTCCTGACCGATCTACGCCCCACATAGGATTTAGTGCACCAGTTTTACTTGCAATTTTTGAATATTCTTCTCTATAAAAAGCATATTTTCTAGACCCGTAGATTTTTCTTCCAGACATGATAACATATGCATAAAGCATTTTATGATAGGATTCTCCTTCTAGCATTTTAGGTAAAAGCAAATGGCAAATAAAATGCTCTCTGGCTGTTAATTTAACTAGATTAGTTTCGTCATCAGCACCTCCCAGTGATCTAGGAATTACGTGATGCTTTTCATAATAACCTGAAATATCTCTTGACTTTGCTCGGTTAATAATGCTATAATAAACCTGTGAATATTTATTTTGTTTGAACATATTTTTATTTATCGATGTTTTACTAGATTGGGGTACTATGAGGTACAGAAAAGATAAGTTGATTCTAACAGACGTGGATGGGTGTCTCTTTGACTGGGAGTACGCCTTTGACCAGTGGATGAAACGACACGATTATGCTGTTGTTGCCGGTGACGGTGAATACTTGATGAGCAAAAAATACGGTATTGAAAAAGGTGAGTCTAAGCGACTGATTCGTATGTTCAACGAAAGTGCTTGGATCCGTCGGTTGCCCCCACTTCGTGATGCTATCAAATACGTTAAGAAACTGCAAGAAGAACACGGTTTTGTATTTCATGCAATCACCAGTTTGAGTAATGATCCATATTCACAGTATTTGCGAACTAAAAACTTGATTGAAATGTTTGGTCCAACCATTTTTGAAAAGTATGTATACTTGGACACCGGAGCAGACAAAGACGATGCACTTGCTGAATACGCTGGCACAGAATGCTACTGGGTAGAAGATAAACCTGAAAATGCAGTAGTAGGTACTGAGCTAGGCTTGAATTCAATTTTGGTAAATCATCATCACAATGCAAAGTTTGATGTTGCAGAGTATAACATCAAACGTGTTGATAATTGGTGCGAAATTTATAGTATGATCACAGGAATTTAACATGCTGAACAAAACATCACAAAGCCCTGTGTATTATGACGACGCAAATGCAGTACCTGGATTGTATCCAATGGGCAAGCCAAATTTAAGTTTTGGCGATTATGATGCTGATGGGGATATTGATATCATTTCTCATCCTAGTAATTTTATTCAAACGCCACTAATGCAATCAGTATACTGGGAAAATAACGGAAATAGCTATACGCCCAAAGCACTGCCATTTACCACCGAATATATGCGATTTAGTGTGGACGGCGACTTTAATACAGATGGTTATAGCGACAGTATTTTACTAGATCAAGGGCTAGAGGGGAACAATAGAGACTCGGATTTCTTTTTTGGAAGCAATATCAAGTATGTGCAAGGTTCTGCCGGTGGTCCTATTGATACAAGCTCATTAATTGTAGGCACGCCAAATCGAAACGGCTCGGGTAGTTTTAATCACATCGGAGATTCGGGCGATGTTGACGGTGACGGAGATTTAGACCTTGTTGTTGCGGCATTTGAGCATCTAGATATTTACTTAAACAACGGTCAGGGACAATTTACCTATGCATCAGAAAAGCTTGTCTCTCCAGAATTTAGGCCAGACACTTCAACATTTAGGCTTTCAGATTTACAATACAGCTATTCGGGTATAGGTTTTTTAGAAAACAGTGGAGACCCTACTATAGTAGCCGGAAACTATATTCATAGAAACGATCAAATAGAATCTATCAACAACATAGACATTTATCAAAAAGATGCTAATGGCGTATACGAGATTGTTCAACAAGTGGAAAAACCACATGCCTCAGGAATCCATAGTCAATTTGGATCTATCGAAATTCACGGAAGTGATATAAACGGCGACGGCATGGAAGATTTTCTTGCTGTGCTTGAAGCTGAATTCATTGAAAATGCAGGCGACTTATCTTTGGGAGTCTACCTTCAAAAAGCAAACGGAACTTTTCAGCTTGACGAAGAAAAATCTATTCCAATTTTCAATGATGGCGTAGGCAACAACGGGCTGGGACTTTTAGACTTCAACAACGATGGCTTTGACGATTTTTATGTTGAGACGTATGGCATTGAAAATGAGAGCATCAACGAAAGCGTGTGGCTCAACGACCGCCAGGGCAACTTTTCACCTGTTAATAAAGAATTGTTAAAAATTGCTGACTTAGAAGATTGGCAAGAACCAAGTTTGCACTGGGCAGACATTGACAATGACGGATCAGCAGAAGCAATCTGGCAAGAAAAAATCTACAGGGACCACCCAACACCTGGCGGAAACTACGGCGAGTACATGATGGTGTACGAAAACGACACCATGTTCAGCAGAGATCGTTTGTATCTTGAAGACCGTAGCATTGCATTTGACGTTGAAGGTAACGCAGGACAGGCCTATAGATTGTACAGTGCTGCATTTGACCGAACTCCGGATGCCGAAGGTTTGGGCTATTGGATCAATATGCTGGACACTGGTAAACTGAACCTGCTGGGCACAGCCAACAGCTTTTTACAAAGCGCAGAATTCGCCAACACCTATGGTGCCGATTCTTCAAACGAACAATACATCACAGCCCTGTACAACAATGTGCTTGGACGTGACCCGGATGCAGAAGGCTTTGCATGGTGGCTAAATGACTTGGAAAATACGCCTGGGTTTACCAGAGCCCATTTATTGTATCATTTCAGCGAAAGTGCAGAAAACAAGCAAAAAACCGCTGACCAAGTTGCCAACGGAATAGAATTTGCTGTGTGGAACAACGAGTTTACAGTAGACGACGGTGTGGCCAACATCAGTTATTCAGACAACTTGGGCAGTTTGGCCAGTGTGGTGACTGCAACACTTGGAGTTGAAACACTGCGTGATCCAAACATTGTGAGCATTGGTTTGGATTTGTATCAGCAAGGGTGGAGTGATGAGATGGTGGCCGGCGCCGCATTAGATTACATTGGCGATTACACTGTAGAAGACACTGTTGACACACTGTATGAAAACCTCATTGGTGCTACTCCTACGCAGAGTCAAGCTCAAGTGTATGTGGACATGGCCAACTCCATGGGCAGAGACGACTTTGCTGTTTGGGCAAGTGAATTTTCTGAGGAATTTACACCTCTACACATTCCGACTCTGCAGAATTTTGGCTTGGATATTGCCTAAACAATAAAGGGGCACAAGGCCCCTTTATTATCCTTCGCCATACATTTTGAGTACTTCTTCTACCACTGGATGACGTTCAATGTCTTTGTTTTCAAACTGGACGAAATCTATCATCGTGCTTTTGCCATAACGTTCATAGAGCATGCTGAAATCCAGCAAGCCGTTCTCATTGTTGGCTCTATCCGCCTGTTTGATGTCTCCTGTGACCACCATTTGACTGTTTTCGCCCAAGCGTGTTAGCAACATCTTCATTTGCGATGGTGTCGCATTCTGCATCTCGTCAGCGATGATCCAGCTGTTTTTAAAAGTTCTACCACGCATAAATGCTAGTGGGCTTATTTCAATTGTTTGTTCTTCTAGCATTTTGGCAATTTCTTGCGGTGAATAGTACTCCGCAAATACGTCAAATAATGGTTTGGTCCAAGGTTCCATTTTTTGATTTAGGTCCCCTGGTAAAAAACCATGCTTTTCGTCGTCTACGCCAACTGCTGGTCTAGTTAGCACTATTTTATCAATGCTTCGCTCTTTGAGTGCGCGAATTCCAGCTAAGGTAGCCAACATGGTTTTTCCTGTTCCTGCAGGACCACTGGCAAATACAATGTATTTTGAGCGATCCAGCAATAAATCTATGTATTTTTCCTGATTCAAGCTTCTAGGAATGAGTTCGATTGATCTTTTTCGTTCTCTGACGAAATCATTGAAATTACTTACGTTTGAATTGTTAAAGTTGCGTTTTTGCTTCTTAGACAAAGTTGCCTCCAAATATTTGCATTTGGACAGAGCCCTGTCTAAAGATTAGGCAGGACCCAATCACAAAAATATTTAGTTTGTGTTTAATAAAACTACATCAAACATATAAATTTTGGTATAGGGTTTTTTGCAAATAAATAGGTTATACATTAGGTTATTACACTATGAAAATTCTTATAATGGGTCTTCCTGGTTCAGGAAAAACTCATCTTGCGCAAAGATTACAAAAACACCTGGGCTATGCTTGGTACAATGCTGACGCAGTCAGAGAAATGGCCAATGACTGGGACTTTGCACCAGAAGGCAGAATAAGGCAGGCCAATCGCATGAGAACCTTTGCAGACTTTGAAAAATCCAACGGAAGACACGTGATGTGTGATTTTGTGTGTCCTACCGAGTCAGCAAGATCTGCATTTGGTGCAGACATAGTGATATGGGTAGACACTATTTCTCAAGGCAGGTTTGAAGACACCAACAAAATGTTTGAGCCACCTGTAGGGCATGTGCACTTTCACATAACAAGACATCTGTCTGACAGCGAAATTCAAAGTTTTGCCAACCATCTACAGGAGTCGGTTGCATGAGTCATGCTGTTGAAAGAAAAAGACACATTGCCAAAGCAGTCACCTGGCGAATCATAGCCAGTATTACAACAGCACTTATTGCTTGGTTTTTTGGCTTGCCGCCAAAAGCAGTGGGTGCTGTGTTTTTAGCAGATTTAGTTATAAAGTTTGTGCTGTACTACGGTCATGAACGAATATGGTATAGATACATCAAATACGGAGTAAAAGATGGAAAAGAAATTTGATTGGAAGAAACCTACCACACAGATGTTGGGCCGGTGGCATAAATGTTAGGTTAATGGCACAATATGATAAATAACTTTGTAGGAGAAAGTTATGGACTCATTTGTATATCGTTGGACAAACAAGACATTGAATAAGATTTATATAGGATACCACAAAGGAACAGAAAACGACGGCTATGTGTGTTCTTCAGCATCTGAGAGGTTTTGGAACGATTTTAATAATCCTGATTATATTTGGGAAAGAGAAATTTTACACAAAGGACCAATGAAGGAATGTCAAGAAGTTGAAAATAGAATGTTAAATGAATTAGATCTTACATCTGAAAGTGTATATAATCAACGAAATAATTTAATGTTTAATTTAGATGAAGAAGTAAGAAATAAATTAAGCGTAGCCGCAAAGAACAGAAACCAAAATCCAGAATATATAGAAAAACTAAGACAGGCATCTAAGGCATTATGGGAAGATCCTGCTCACAGGGAAAGAATTAAACAAACACACACAGGTAAATCTGTAAGTGAAGAAACAAAAAATAAAATTCGTCAAGCAAGAAAAAAACAAGTAATAACTAAAGAATCAAGATTAAAATCTGCGAATACTATTAAATCAAAACCTAATATTACATGTCCGCATTGCGGGTCCGAAGGAAGATATTTAGGTAGTATGAAAAAAAGACACTTTGATAACTGTAAGGAAAAAATATGAGTTTTAACTGGAAGCACCCGACTACTATGCTAATGGGCCGCTGGCAACCTTGGCACGATGGACACACAGCCCTTTTTAAAAAAGCATTGTTAGAAACTGGACAAGTGTGTATTATGTGCAGAGATGTGCCAGCTGACACGGAAGCAAACGCCAGGGTACCTGGACAAAATGATAACCCGTTTACATTTTCTCAAGTGGTAGTAAACATTAGAACCGCACTTGCTGCGGAAGGATTTCACGAAGATGAAGACTATGTTATCACGCAAGTGCCTAATATAGTTGATATCAGCTATGGCAGAGGTGTTGGATACACATTCACACAACACGATCTAGGTGCAGACATACATGAAATTTCAGCAACCAAGATCAGAGCACAACTGAGATCCGAAGGCAAGTTGTAATAAATACATTATAAATCTTGAGATTGTATAATGGAACTGAAAAAAATCATCGAAAATACCAAAAGTGTGTACATGAGCGACAACAGTTTGGAATACTTGCTTGACATGGAGCGTGTACTAGACGAACTAAATGTGTACTCCTACAAAAATTGGCTCCACGGGGAATTGGTAGAAGGCCCTGTGTTTGAAAAATATTTTGTAGGTGCTAAGTTTATGTGGCCTTACAACAAAATGCCAGATCCGCAACTGATAGAAAGATTAAAGCCCTATGGTATTGAAGTAAACTACGTCAAAGAACAACTGGTGTACCCTGTAAAAATAGAATCACCCGAAGACTACAGAGGTGACGGCAGCAGAAAAGGCAAACTAGAAAAAAAACCAATTTGGATAGTTGAATTGATCATGCCAAAAAAACTGATGAATGACATTGAACAAGGCAAAAAACGGTTGAACAATCAACTTATCAATGCCGATGACCTGGAATCAGCAGAAGAACAAGAATTAAACAACCCCAAAGGTATTCAAGATGACAGCTCTATTTGAAGGATTAAAAGCAGGAGATCTGCGTCGTCTCATGAGAAATAATGTTTTCATTGACGAATATTCCAGCAAAATGGGCGAAAACAAAGACGTTGTTACAGTGAGTTTTAAAATCACTGATCGCGAACCTGCAGATGATCTGGTAAAATTCATAGAAAAAGGCTATGATTATGTGCTGGACGCAGATGTCAGCAACGGTGAAAAAACCGATGATGCCTACCTGGTGTTTGCAGAGATACCACGTACTGAAGAGTTTCCGGCACAATTAATGACCATACTTTCAGGCATAACAAATTTGACCGATATTAATGACTGGATGATCAAGTACAAAGGCAACAATACTAAATACCCTGCAAGCCGGTTGGTTTTGCAGGATTTGGTGCCTTGCACACCAGATGCGTATGAATCGCATCAAACGCAAAACACACAACTAGAACAATACAAAAACATTGCAAGAGTTCCACAAACAGGCACGTGGGACTTTTACGATTCAGTTAAAACATTCAAAGGAAATTAAAAATGCGTCTATCAAAAAATTTTACAATGGCAGAATTTACCAAAAGTCAAACTGCAGAACGTCGCGGCATTGACAACACGCCAGAAGGAGATCACCTTGAAGCAGCTAAAGCACTGTTTGAAAATGTAGTACAAAAAGTTCGTGACCACTTTGGTCCTACTGTTATCAACAGTGGCTATCGTTCACCTGAGCTCAACGAAGCGGTGGGCGGAAGCAGTCGCTCACAGCATTGCAAAGGTGAAGCGGCCGATATCGAAGTACCGGGCGTGCCAAATGCTGAGCTAGCAGAGTGGATTCGTGATAACTTAGAGTTCGACCAATTGATACTAGAATTTTATACTCCGGGCATCCCTGACTCGGGATGGGTGCATGTATCATACAAAGCAGATGGCGAAAATCGCAGAAGTATACTAACTGCTAGCCGTGTAGATGGCAAGACACAGTATTCAGAAGGCATCAATGCTTAAGGTATATGCTTTAATAGTAATTGTAGGGGTGCTTGGTATTGTTGGTTACAGTGCCAAGTACTACTACGATACTACACAAGCAACAATAGCAACACTAAGAGAAAACAACGCTCGGTTGGAGACTGCTGTTGAAATTTCAGAACAAAGTATAGAAAATCTCAAACAAGACATTGTAAAGTTTCAGCAACTAAACACAAGATTACAACAAGATCTACAGGCTGCAGAAGCTTACGGAGATGAATTACAAGGCAAACTAAATCGCATGGATTTGGTGCAAGATGCTTTGAGAGATCCACAAACGCTAGAAGGTAAAATGAATGGTGCTACAGCAAAACTTTGGCGCAGCATTACCGAAGACACTGGCGGCGATGGTAGCGATCCTCTTCCTGTCTGGTTGCAGCAGCTTCCAGAAAGAACCGGAAGTGAAGGTGGTGACCAAAGTCGAGAAAACAACAGTGCCAACGGTGGCGCAACCCAAACCAGTCCAACTAACTGACACAAGAGTATATGTGGTCAACGAAAGAAATCTAGATGACTTTTTGCTAGAATTTGAACAAAGACACGGAAATATAGCATTTGTGGCGCTTAGCATGCAAGATTATGAAAATCTTGCTCTCAACATAGCCGAACTACGTCGGTATATCAATCAACAAAAACAAATCATTGTATACTACGAAAATGCAGTTGCCCCTGAAATAGAGCAAACCGCTGCAACTGCGGCTACAACAGAATCTGTGGTCAGCGAAACTCCACTCAACTAATAAATACTAGCATAGCAAAGGAGAGGGTGCTATGTTAGAAATGATCGATAGAATGTTCGACGATACCCTATGGATTTGGACTGCTATCGGTGGTTCAATTGCGGGTGCAATCGCACTATCCTATCTTAAGGACACACGAGCAGGACTTTGGGCGTATGGTAAAATAGACCAAGCGTTAGATTTTCTTGTGGCTCGCTACGGCTGGACATGGTTAGAACAGCCAGCAGATGCATGGAGAAAAAAGTATCCAGCAGTCACTAAAAAAATCGATGAACTAGAAGCTCGAATAAAAAATTTAGAGGAGCAAAAATAATGGCAGAACAGAACACGCCATCACAACAAAACAAAAACACAATCGACACTGATATTGCCAACGAAATTGACATCAACGGCGACGGACATATCAGCAGAGAAGAAATGGAAATGCATCTAGAATTCAAGCGCAAGGCATTAGAAGACCAGGATGCACAACGAGATGCTATTCGCAAAATGGCATGGTTTGCACTGTTTGGGCTACTGGTGTATCCAATCGGTATTGCTATTACTAGTGCCTTTGGCATGGACACAGCAAGTCAACTAATTGCAGATATTGCTCCAACATATTTTGCTTCTATTGCAGTACTGGTATCAGCATTCTTTGGTGCAGACGCAATAAACCAAAAAAGCAAAGACAAGAAATAATTATTGACTACGGTTAATAGTCCTGCTATAATTATGTAGTATGGACTATTACTCTATTTTAGGCTTAGACAAGTCTGCTTCACAAGACGACATCAAGAAAGCTTACCGCAGATTGGCAAGCAAGCATCATCCTGATCGCGGTGGCGATGAAGCACAATTCAAAAAAATACAACAAGCCTACGATGTTCTCAGCAACAAGCAAAGCAAAAGTGAGTACGACAATCCTGTGCCAGAAATGGACATGGAAAACTTTTGGAAAAATTTCGATTCACACTTTGGTCATCGAACACACGCAAAAAATGCTAATATCGATCTCAGCGTTACTGTGCTTGCCAGTGAGATTTTTGAACCATTGGAAAAAGTAGTGGTGGCAAGAATTGAAGGGATCAATGTAACAAGAACCATACAAATACCAGCTGGTATCAACAACGGAAGTGTGATAAGATTCAAAGGCCTAGGCGACAATAGATGGCAAGACTTGCCTCCGGGAGACTTGCGTGTTACTGTGTTTGTGTCTTGTCCAAACCAGTGGTATAAAAGCGAGCTAGACCTACACACTACTATTGATATAGATGTTTTTGATGCTATACTAGGGTGCAGCCAAACCATCACAAATCTAAATCAAAAAAAACTAAACGTAAAAATACCAGCTGGATGCTCACATGATAAAGTACTCAAACTCAAAGGCCAAGGATACACAGCACGTGGAAAAACAGGTGATTTGTTTGTACACGTAAACACAACAATTCCTGCAGCCAAAACCGCAGAACAAATCTCTGCAATCAACACTGCCAAACAGCTATTCAATAAATAATTTTATGCATCTTACCAAACGTATTTTGAAGAAAAAAGCTGTGCCTTTTGATTGGAGCAAACCGTTTGAAAATCAAAAGATTGCTGTGCAAATGATAAATTTTATGCAACACGAAGGTGGTATAGGTCTGGCTGCACCGCAAGTTGGTATAGGCAGAAGACTTTTTGTTATGTATACAGAAGGAAAGTACAGAACTTGCTTCAATCCTCAACTGCTGACCACAAGTGCAAAAACTTCACGGTTTACAGAAGGTTGCTTGAGTTTTAAAGGCAATTTCTACGAAATAGAAAGACCAAGTGTGATAGATGTGTTATACTATGACTATATGGGCAAGGCCAAACATGAAACACTTGCAGGAATATCTGCTAGATGTTTTCTTCACGAACTAGACCACCTAGATGGAATAGTATTCAAACAAAGACTAGAAAATAAGGTTCCAAAAAAATACAATTATGCTAACATCAAGTCCTGAAGTTGAACAAATAATCAAAGACGCTGCCAACATGGCAGATAATTTAAAACACAAATATGTTACTGTAGAGCATCTCACACTGGCATTGTTGAATTTTGACAATTTCAACAAGTGTGTCAAAGATTTTGGATGTGATGTTGACAGTATGCTGATAGAATTGGATGTTTGGCTTAAAAAGCAATATTATCTTGTAGCCGAACAGGATGTGCAAGCTCAAAAGACCTATGCATTAGAGCGTGTGTTTAATCGTGCGTTTACACAGGTTATATTCCACGGCAGGAATCATGTACAGCCGGCTGATATTTTCCTTGCAATCACCGGAGAAGACAAAAGTTATTCAAACTATATTTTCCAAAAATATGGTATGATTCGCGAGCAGTTTGTAAAATACTACAACAAAAACTACAGAGAGCAAAAAGTTGCTTCACTGGAAAAATATGATCCGCAACAAGCAGAAAAAATCCTTGACGAATACTGCACCAATCTCAATGATCTAGTGCTGGCAGGGGAAATTGATCCAGTGATTGGCAGAGATGCCGAAATTGACGAAATGGTGCAAGTGCTGGGCAAGAGAAACAAAAACAATGTTTTACTAGTAGGCGATCCAGGTGTGGGCAAAACTGCACTTGCTGAAGGATTGGCCAGAGATGTTGTGGCCAACAACGTGCCAGATTACCTCAATAGCTACACAGTGTACAGTCTCGATGTTGGAACACTGCTGGCTGGCAGTAAATATCGTGGAGAATTTGAAGAAAAAATCACAGAAGTTATCAATGCACTGATCAGTCGTAAAAATTGTATTCTTTTTATCGACGAAGCACATCAAATGCGTGGTGCAGGAGCTGGCAAAGAGTCTAGCTTGGACATGGCCAACATGCTGAAGCCGGCTATATCCAAAGGCAAAGTAAAAGTAATTGCCAGTACCACATGGGAAGAATATTCTCAAAGTTTTGAAAAAGATCGTGCACTCACAAGACGTTTTTACAGGCTCACAGTAGACGAGCCTACACCCAGTGTAGCCAAGGATATTCTACGGGGACTCAAAAAATACTTTGACGAATTTCATGGATGCGACATCACAAACCATGCAGTAGAATCGGCAGTGGATTACAGCGTGAGATACATGGCAGATAAAAAATTGCCAGACAAAGCCATTGATTTGATTGACAGTGCAGCAGCGAAGTTAAAAAAACAAGGATACACCAATTTCTCAGTTGGCAAAAAGGAAGTGCTGGCAGAAGTAAGCAGAATTGTGAGAATTCCCATAGATCAGTTGGACTTGGACAAGCAAGACGGCAGCATCAAAGATCTAGATGCGCAAATTAAACAACGTGTGTACGGACAGGATCATGTGGTAGATGGTGTAGTAGAAAAGATTTTTGTTGCCAAAGCCGGACTAAAGTCACATGACAAGCCAATTGGTAGCTTTCTTTTTCTAGGACCAACAGGCACTGGTAAAACAGAACTAGCCAAACAGTTGAGCGAACACATGAGCATGAAACTGCTGCGCTATGACATGAGCGAATTTCAAGAAAAGCATACTATAGCAAGATTGATTGGAGCTCCTCCTGGGTATGTTGGATTTGAAGACAGCAATCTTTCAGGGGGTGCATTGGTCAGTGACATTGAACAAAATCCAAACAGTATAATCTTGTTTGACGAAGTGGAAAAGGCACACCCGGATGTGAGCAATGTACTGTTGCAAATGATGGATGAAGGTTTTATTTCTAGCAGCAACGGCAAAAAAGCAGATTGCCGAAATTGTATTATTCTTATGACTTCGAATCTAGGCGCAGCCGACAACGAACGCAATGCTATTGGCTTTGGTAGAGATTTGCAAAAAACTGGCGAAGATGATCGTGCTGTAAAAGACTATTTCCGTCCTGAGTTTAGAAACAGATTGGACGCGGTGTACAAGTTCAACTATCTAGAAAGAGATGCAATGAGCAGTATCGTAGACAAATTTGTAGACGAAGTCAACATGTTGCTCAATGACAAAGGCATTAGAATCCATCTAGAACAAAGCGGCAGAGAATACTTGCTGAACAATGGGTTTGATCCTAAAATGGGTGCGCGGCCATTGACAAGAATCATCAGTGATAAAATCAAAGTACCGCTGAGTAAGATGATTGTGTCGGGCGAAATCAGTGAAGGTACATCTGTGTCTGTGGAAGCAGAAGATGACAAAGTTACACTAACACAAAACAAAATTGCAGAGGTATTTTATGAAGACACCGCAGTACCAAATGTGGACGGAGCAGGACTTATCGTACTGGACCAGTTTAAGCCTAAAGATTGAGCAAACAGAAAAGCCTTTCTACAACAAATATCTCTACAAGTTGCAACTTGACTGCAAAGGCATAAGACGCTACAAATGGAAACTGGAAACCCCAGAGCAACTCAAAGCACATTTTGACTCATTGCCAATGCTGAGCGATAGACAGCTCAGCTGGGGATTTTTTTATAGAGAAATGTCAGATGGTTACACAGCGCCGGATACTCAGTGCTTGAATGTGATTGCACAGTTGGCACGATTTGCAAGAAAAAACAAAGACCATTCAATGATACGTTGCGAAGGCAGCTGGTGCAGCATATACGCCAACGATCCAGCAGTGTTGAATAATTTCTTACACGCTACAGAAAAATATTTTGCAAGAAAACACAGCTTTGATTTGTGGCTTAGAACTGTGACTGTGCCAAACGAACACGTTACCTACGGTGATGTAAATGTGGCTTACAAAAAGAAGTTGCCCTACAACAAATACAACTACAAAGTAAATGTCAGCACAAGCAAAAAGCAAGACTACTACACACGAGGACTGGCTTTCTTGGAATGGGCAAAACAGATCGACTCTATATATATTCCCGACAATGCACAGGAAAATCTCACCAACAAAATGTATTCATACGGAAAGATATATTTTTATGCCACTGATCTAGCTTCGGTGCAAATGTCACAGATCCTGTTGAGCGACAGCATCAATAGTATACAAGAGTTCAGACTGTTCGATAAATAGTTTATATTGGAGTACAGATATGGCAAAAATCAACGAAACAGTGTTTGTTGTTAAAGTAAGCGAACTGCTCAAAGACGAGGATACAGCACAGCCTGTGTTTGACCAAGACACTCTCACGCAACTATATCAAGTTTTACAAGAACTTGCTGGACCAGGCAAGTTGATTGAGCTATTGCCGGCGGACGACTAATGGCACTACAGAGCATCACACTTGTACCTACAACCACATTTGGCACTGCTACAGGCAACTATGATGGTAACAGCAGCACTTTTTACAGCGACAAACAAAAAGGTGATGGTTATTATGGATACACCGATGGATTGCACACAGTAGCATACTATCTCTCAAACTTTGTAGGTGAAATTACCATGCAAGCCACACTATCTAAGTCTCCATCGGACAATGACTGGTTTGATGTAGACAACACAACCAACTCCTATGACGGGAGTACTGCGCAAACATTACAAGAAGCATACAATTTTACAGGTAATTTTGTATGGGTAAGAGCTAAAATCACAAATTTTACAGATGGTACTATCCGTAAAATTGTATTCAACTATTAAAAGAAGAATCTATGATTACATTTGTGTTTGACAAACAAAACCAATGGGGTTTTGTGCCCAATCTTGCTGCCTACGAAGCAGAACCAAAGTCACAAGCTTGGTGGGATCTAGCAATAACTGCACCATACAGCTATGAATTTAGATTTCTCAAGTACATGGACCTCGAGGGCATGGAGTATGCTTGCAAACTGGTCACAGATGTTACGCCAGACGACGACTTGGTAATTTATCCAATATGGATCAACATGTTTGATCCTGACTATGATTACATAGGTGCTGCCAGCGAATATGCTCGCAATCTTGCCAAGGGCGGATTTCTAACATTTGCATTTTTCTACTCAGAAGGCGACGATCCTACCATAGACATTATAGATAATATTTTTGATTGGTACGGCAAGTACGATTTGCCGTTGGGCAGCATACGCTTTGTAATTGCTAATTACAAACTCAAAGATGTGGATCCATTTATATACTTTTGCGATGACGAGGTATACTATAGATATCTTCACACAATTGACAAAAATTATATAAAAACAGTCAACCTAGAACCTCGGCAAAAAAAGTTCACCTGTTTGAATAGAATGGACAAACCTTTTAGGCGTTTGTTTGCAGCCAGTCTGTGGCATCATGGAGCCCACAATGATGGATATTTTAGTTACAACCAACAGAGTTACAGTATCACAGGCGAAGAAAACACTGTGATAGAAGGCGATAATTATTGGGCCCCATATTTCTGGAATAAATATTTCAACGAAAATGATGTTTTAATAGAACAGTTTCTATTAAATTGTCCTTTTCGTGCAGACGATCTAGACGACCAACAACATAATAATCATAAACTAATCCTAGATGATTACTTTAGAGAGGCTTACTGGAATTTTGTAGTTGAAACACATTTCGATCAAGATACAGTATTTCTAACAGAAAAGACCTTTAAGCCTATTTTAAACCTACAACCTTTTGTTATTGTAGGATCCCCGGGGAGCTTGGATTTGTTGCACAGTCTCGGATACAAAACATTTGATGGTTATATATCCGAAGACTACGACTCTATGGAAGATGCAGAAGAACGCATGCATGCAGTGCTAACCGAAGCATTTGCTATTGCTGAAAGCGACCACGAAGGGCTAGCTGCCGAAATAGCACAATTTAGAACCATACTAGAACACAATCAACAAAACCTGCTGGCAAGCAAACAAGATAGACTGCAAGCAGTCATAGACAGGCTTTTGGAGTAAACATGGAATCAGAACAAATTTCAATACAATTTTCAGTAGAAGCAACCACTTGGGTCAAAGATCAAGCATTGGATTTAGAATTCTACAACGAAACACACCTGGGTCACAACGGTACATAGAATTTGACTTTTTCAACTCACTTATATCTATGGTTTATTGTGAACATGTGATCTCTGCTAAATAGTTTATAACTATTACTGAGATCGTTATATGCAAATTGAGCAAATCACAGAACAAGACACTACACAAACACTAGTTCTCTATCCAGGAAGATTCCATCCTTTTCACAAAGGACATAAAGCAGTGTACGACCACTTGGTTAACAAGTATGGTGTGAGCAATGTCTACATTGTTACCAGCGACAAAGTGGATCCTCCAAAAAGTCCGTTCAACTTTCAAGAAAAACAAACCATCATGCGACATGTGGGTGTACCAGGCAGCCGCGTCAAACAGGTCAAAGAACCATACAAAGCAACAGAAGTTACAAGCAAAGTAGCTGATCCAGAAAATACAGCAGTTATTTTTGCGGTCAGCGAAAAAGACATGATGGAAGATCCACGTTTTGCGTTCAAGCCCAAAGCAGATGGCAGTCCGGGTTACTTTGCACCTTTGCCCAAAGATGACGATCTTGAACCATTGAGCAAGCGTGGTTACATTGAAGCTGTGCCTACTTTTCGCTTTGACTTGCTAGGCAAGCCAATGAAAAGCGCCACAGAAGTACGCCAGCAGTTTGCATCTGCTGATGCTAAACAGCAAGCACTTATTGTAAAAGATTTGTTTGGTAGCTACAGTGAAAAGATACACGAACTCATGCGAGACAAAATACAACCTGTGAAAGAAGATGTGCAACCAGCAAGACCAGACGAACTAGGCAACTACCGCAGTGATCCAACACCGCCTAAGAGCAAGGCCAAGCGTTTCTACACAGGTGCAAATGGCGTACTAGCAAAGCAGATTGCTCGTGCAACCAAAATGATTGCAGACTTTAGAGACATTGACAGCAAAGGCACCGCCAGTGACGAAATGAAAATGAAACTGATTACCATGGTGCGACTATTGCTAAAAAAGGTTCAAGGTGTTCGTGCAGAATCGTTTACGCCAGACGAAATAGCTGTGATGGAAGCAGGTGAAAGCGTAGAATCTTTTCGCGAAGCATGGAGTCAAAAATACAAAAACAGCATAGACTGTGCCAATCCCAAAGGATTTAGTCAGCGAGCACACTGCCAAGGACGCAAAAAGAAATGAGCAATTGGAGTTGGCTCAATGAAGGTGCAGAATCAGCGCCAGTAACACGCAGTGATCTAGAACAACTTGAAGCATATGCTGATCGATTGTTTGGCAAGGTTGGCATTGATGTAGAGTTTACACAACACTTTCTAGATCGTGTAAATGATCAACGCAACCAACGTCAAATCACACTAGCAGAACTTACTCGCTTGTTCAAGCAAGAGTTCAAAAAGTGGGGCAAGAAAATTGCTCAACTAGGGCCTGATGCACAAGCAGTTATGAAGGATATGAAGACAGATGTTAACATGCCTTTTGTACTGGTGTGGGACGCCAACAACCAAGAATTAGATCTCATTGCCAAAACAGTGATGAGAAAAGACAATTTTAAAACTTCCAATCCAGAGTTTGCCATCGAAGACGCCGGAGCCGCGGCTGATTTGGCTGGGCTTTTTGGGCAGTTCAATCTAGAAGAAATCAAACAACTTGCTATAGTGCTGGGCGTGTCTATACCTGTGCTTAAAACCATGTTCTACACAGTGAGCGGCATAAACAAAATCAAACGAGCACTCAAAAACATAGGCAAGAAAAAAACACCCAAAACAAAAGGTATTTTTGCCGAAGTAGCTGGTGTGGGTATTATTGATGCACAAAATACCACAGCAGATGTCAAGCCCGGAGAAACACAACGTCAGGCGGCAAAACTAGGTATCAAACTAAACAAAGACAACGAACCACCGCTGCTACACGCTCGAGCAACTAAAAATTCACAGGATACAAATAAAGTAGCACAACTTACAGAACGTTGGAAGCAAATTAGTGAAATCGAAATAGATAATCGCATCGAAAAAAATTTTTTGTATCGTGGGGATTATGATAACTTTATCGGAAAAACAAAAAAAGTAAGCACAATCAAAGGATACGACATACATTATATTAAAAAAGACAGGGAAGGAGTGGAGTTTTTCCTCATTAAAGATCCAGACAGTGAAGGATTTTTAGGGGCATTAATGTTAACCAACTATCTTGACAAATATTGGAAAAGCAGTGTATTCTTTGATCCAGAGATCCAGGGCAAAGGTATTGCACTTCCTCTGTATGTTTATGCGATTAAACAAGGCTATACACTTGTAAGTGATCACATTCAAAGCAAAGGAAGCAAAGAGGGGATATGGAAAAAACTTGCAAATGTGCCTGGTGTATTTGTGTATGCATGGGACAAAAACAATGATCAATTTTTCCAGTGGAATCCTGACGAAGATAACGACAGCGAAATCTACTACGACGAAGATAAGCTGGATCAGTTACAACGAGATTTTGAAAATGGCAAAATTAGCAATGCTGATTATGCAAAAGGCATGGAAGAATTAAAACAACTTAACAGATCTAGCGATGTAAGATTGGTTGCTATTGCAGACAAAAAGAATGTAAAAGAAAGCGCAGTTCTAGTACAACAATACAATACAAAAAATCTAATGAATTTTTTGAAAAAACTCACCAACGAGCCAGTGGATCAACAGTTAAAAAAAGCAATTCGCAAGGAACTAACCAAGCGCGGCATAGACCTAACGGAAGTCGAGCAAATAGATGTCGAAAAAGATGACATGGGCATCAGTCCAGATCTTTTTCAGGATGCACTGGATGGAAGCGGAGCAGAGCTTACAGGGGACAGTGTAAAAAACTACGCTGTGGCAAAAGGCAAACACGGCAATACAATTTATTACTTCTTGTTAGACGACAACAAACCGTTTGGTATGCTAAAACTGGTGGGTGCGCCGGGTCGCGGCAAAATGAGCATGGCAATGATGTTGCCAGAATACCAAGGGCAAGGTGTAATGCCAGAATTGTACAAAGTGGCAATACAGGATGTTGGTGTGATCAAAAGCGACGTAGAACAAAGTGCAGGTGGCACTGCTGTTTGGAAAAAGCTAGCACAAGATCCTGATCTAACAGTTTATGCGTATGACGAAAAATCTGATGAATATGCTATGGTAGATGACAACTTAGACAGCAAGTTCAGCACACTAAATCGAGCACAAGATATCAAGGATCTCGAAGCAGAAGAAACCAAAGAACTGGCACACTTGTTAGATCTACAACTTAGTGGCGAAATTGATCGTGAAGAATACAAACGCAGAGTGTCTGACCTACGCAAAGCCTACGAAAAAGAAATTGTTGATGCTCAAGATCCAGGCAGTGTATACTTTGTAGCAACCATGAAAGAATCCACACTGGACGAAAACTTTGCTGATGGTAAAGTAAAAGGCAAAAGCAGACCAGGAAGGTTTAAAAAGGCAGGTGTTAGCTGCAAGGGAAGTGTTACAAGTCTACGCAAGAAAGCTAAAAACAGCAGTGGCGAAAAACAGAAAGGATACCACTGGTGCGCCAACATGAAGTCGGGACGTAAGAAAAAATAACAACAAGGAGTATACCATGAATGTGTTTTTAAAACAAGCCGCAGATTACATGGGTGTAAATTCCAAAGATAAACTAAGCAAAACAGACCAAAAGCGCCTACGAGCCAAGGCCAAAAAACTCAAGACTTCGCACAAAAAATCACAAAGAGTGCCACACAATTATCTCACAAGAATAGCCAGCTGGTACACCAACAAATAAAACACCTGCAATTGTTTGCTAAATACTTGCATGGAATCACAGGTTGTTTGCTTAGATATACATGCTTTGGTCATCAAAGACAAACCTCCGGTGTACAGATTGTACATCGATGGATACTTGATGACAGAACGCACGTTTTTGGCAGATGACATGAATAGCACATACTATGCAGAACGCAGTCCTATAATTGTAAACAGTCGGCCGGTGTGTGTGCAAGTTGAATGGGTAATACCTCCACTCAGCTACAAGATCACAAACATTGGTATCAAAGACTGCCTCAGCACCACAAAAGTGCTAGCACAAGAAAAAAGTGCGTTGTCGGCCGAGATTGAATATGAAGATCAGTGAAATCATACTAGAAGTTGCCACAGATGGTGCCACTGCCAGTGAAAATATAGCTGCTGTGAGCATGCCGTTGTTTGGTGATCCTGCAATGATCCGACGTGCTGTGGATCCATATGGTTATACCATCAACCGACCAAACCGCAAAAAAGTCAAGCCTAAAAATTATTCACGCAAAGTAAAGTCAATATATCCTGAAGATCACAAAGGACCAAACAAGCTTTCATAGTTGGTGTTTCTAATTTTATCCAAAAACCCAATGTATTTTTTGTAGGATTTTCTTGACTGTTCTTTAGGATTGATTTTTCTTATTATCCTTTTGAAGCGTTCCAATGTATCTTGGTCGCATGTATCACAGTGTATGTTTTTTACCTTATTTTTTTCATCTTGATTTATAGCAGACAGATCCATTTTACTGTTGTACACGGGACTCAGTACCATAGGAATACGCATTTGATAGCAATACTCTGCCAATGGTAAAAAACTGTACACGCTTGCTGGCTGAACGGTGTGCTGAGATGTCACACTAAAATTTTTCTCTATACGTTTGTCGCGAATTCCGCATAAAATTTTGATATTTTTGTCAATGTCCTGCCAGTTTGAAGGATGTCTTAGGTAGTCATTGTGTTTGCCAACACCTTCCAGGCTTATGCAAATTCTCACTCTGTATTTTATTTTTTGCAACAACTCTATGTGTGTTTGATCAAGTACAGTGCCGTTGGTGTTGATTTGAATTGTAAAATCAGGATGCAGATCTTGTCGAGCTGACAGTGTTTGAAGAATAGACCGCATGGTATCAGACATAAACGGCTCGCCTCCGCTGATGTTTAATTTGCGCAAATTATGCAAACGCAAATCTACAAATTCAAACACAGTTTGTTCATCATACCATTTGCTGGTGTAATAATCTCGATCTGGTTTGTACTGACTGTCGACAGGATCTTTTTTGTCAATCAATCGATAGTAATTGTTTTCCATAAACTGATCTCGATGTTTAGACATTTCTGCATACCACAAACTGCTAGCATAAGGACCACACATTGGACATTTTAAATTGCACACATTGCCCAGTCTTACTTCCATGTCAACTATGCCACGAGGATCATCTGTGTAGAATTTGTTTGAGTCTGTGCGCAAACTTTTGCCGCTGATTTTTTCCTGATGCCAGCAAACATCACAGCCCGCATGAAGCACACCTTGCTCTAGATCTTTGATAATTTGAGGCCTAACTGTTTTTTCAAAGTCGGCTGCTTGACGGTGCGATAGCTTGGGCAATTGGCTTTTATTTAGATTGTACTGACAGCAGGGCATCAAAGTATCATCGTTATCTATTGTAATACCATAGTTTGCTAATGCACAATAAAAGCCCATAAATATATTTATGGTTAACCTTGTTTACCCAAACCAAACACTCGACACAAGCTGCTACAACCAAAAAGAGCGAACGTTCAGCGGCAACGATCAATACTGGAATTGGACTGTTGAATGGCTGTTGCACAAGTGCGGTGTAGTTTTTTCAAAGTCCACAGAGCCAAAAAAACACAACAAAAATTATTGTTGCCTAAATCTTTACAACCCTCATAGTTTCAAGGATTTTTTAAACTTACCACAGCATTACATTGATTATTTGCAAAGAGAAGACACAAAATTGTTGCTGTATCAAGCCACAGAAGCAAACTCCTACTGGTGGCTTGATGATGCATGGAATAACTTTTATAACATTCTCAGCAAGATGCAAATTCCTGCTGACAAAATATGTTTTATCACAGGAGATTTAAATGGCGAACACAACCACAAAAAGTTTGAGCACAGTTATTTTTCAGAAATGCATGTGTGTAGTGTAGAAATATGGGAAATGATACACTACGATAGAATAGAATACAAGGAAACACCGTCTATTCTTGAAAGTTTGAACACCTATATTTGTACGCCAAAACAACACAATTTTATTAATCTAAATGCACTGGTTAGACCAAACAAACAAGCTTGTTTGTACTATCTGCACAAAGATAACCTGTTGGATAGCAATATAGTAAGTTGCTTGTGGCAACACCAAAAGCATATTGCCGATCAACAATTGTTTGACCGTTTTAATTATGACAACAGCAATTACAACAACTTTTTGGATTTTATACAAAACTTTTATTCGGACTTGTACAAACAACACACGTTTTTGAGTCCCCTAGAGCTCTACTATAAAACCAAATTCAGCTTGGTGTCGGAAACACACACCATGGACTACATGTTGTTTTTTACAGAAAAGACCTACAAACCTATTGCTATTGGCCATCCTTTTCAAATATTTGGCACTGCAGGCACGCTGTCTTATTTGCAAAGCAGAGGTTACGAAACCTTCCCGGAATTGTTTGACGAAAGCTACGACAACGAATACAACAGAGCACAGCGACTAAAAACTATTGTTGATAATTGCAAACAAGACGTTGAAATCACACCTGCAATAATTGAAAAACTAAGACACAATAGACATTTGTTTTTTCAGCAAAATATGCGAGAGATTACAGGTACTAGAATAGAAGAATTTTTATCATAAATAGACAAAAGGATCAAAAACCATGCACGACCCAGAAATGTTGAAAATCCTTCAGAGAATGGAAGGCCAAACAGACTCAGACGAATCAGCTGCACCTACACCAGGATCGTTGAGTGCCGAAAAAGCCGCAATGAAAGACATACTCGGCAAACTCAACGAAAGTGTTCCTGCTGAGGTTCCTGCAACACCGCCACAAAAAGTTGATACACAGCCAACTGACGACAAAGATCAAAAGATTGCACAACTAGAGGCCAGAATAGCACGATTAGAGCAAATGATTTTAGGATAATAACATGAAAGCAAATGAATTCACCGAACAATACAACGGCGGCAAAGGTCCAGGTAGTGACTATCGTGCATACGACGAACCCGACCAAAGCAACATGAATAACTATGCTGTGCACATTGATGGAAAAAAGTGGAAAGTATTCGGCAACCAACAATCTGCCAACCGGGCCGCATCTACTATCCAACAAAAATACAACAAGAAGACACAAGTATTTGCTACAATAGATCCAGTAAGTGAAGCTAAATCTAGTGCTAGAGAAAAGTTAGTCAAAGACTTTGAAAAGATTGCCGGATACAAAATAAACGACAAAGAAGCATGGTATCAAGCTGTAAACGACTACTATAAAGGCAAACGTGATTCATGGCCCGATCCAAGAGAATTTGGCCTGGAAGAAAGTGTCGAAACTATCACTGAAGAGCAGTTTGACGAAGCAGCTGGCGAAAAAGATGCTTGTTATCACAAAGTCAAAAGTCGCTATAAAGTGTGGCCAAGTGCATATGCAAGTGGAGCACTAGTACAATGTCGCAAAGTGGGTGCTAAAAACTGGGGCAACAAGAGCAAGAAGAAATGAGAGACTTGATCAACGTACTAGAAGCAATTGAAAAAAATTGTCCACTGGCAACACAAGACTTGGAACTCAACACTAAAAACCGTGATGCCGCTATTCGTGCTGATCACATACAGTACGGCCCTCTAAACGTTGATGTGCCCGGTGATTACTGGAAAGACATAGCAGAACACTGGAATACCACAGAAGAAGCCGCAAAAGCCAGTCTTTGTTCAAACTGTGCGGCATTTGATATCAGCCCAAGAATGCTAGAATGTATGCCGGGCGAGCTAGAAGACGAAGATGGATACTTGGGCTACTGCTGGATGCACAAATTCAAGTGTCACAGTGCAAGGACCTGTCGAACTTGGGCGGCTGGTGGTCCTATTGACACAGACGAAACCAGCCTTAGTTGGGACAAAGAATAATGCGGATCGCTGAAATTTCTGAAAGTTTAAAGGATTGGTTCGGCAAAGGCAAAAAAGGTGGCGCAGGTGGCGGAGGCTGGGATGCTTACAACAGCAAAGGCGAGCGAATCGGCAAGTGCGGGGATACCAAAGGCAATGCCAAGCCCAAGTGTTTGAGCAAGAGCAAAGCCGCTAGCTTGCGAAACGCGGACGCAGACGGAGATGGTAAAAAGGATGGCAAAGCTGGTATTGCCAGAGCAGTTCGCAGAAAACGCAGAAAAGATCCAAATCCAGATCGTCGCGGAAAGGCTAAAAACGTCAAAAACAAATGAAAACAACTTGTTCTAAATGCAAAAATCCTTCTCATTGCATGCAAGCTTTGCAGAAAACTGTAAACGGTCGTGAAATTGGCAGGTTTACTTATGTGATCTGCAAAAAGTGTGTGTGCCTGTTGTGTGATAAAAACACAGCTATGTCCTCTAAAACAACCTAGTACCCGATAAATATTACTGTCGAAAGACAAGGTTAGAGGGTCAAAAATGAAACAAGATTTTAACAATCCCGCATATGTGGGTTATGTCTGCGCGGTTATAGCAGGAAAGACATACGAAGATTACAACGGCACAAACAATCCTTTTGAAGGCATTGGATTTGAAGTTTTAGAATTTTTCAACAAAGGTGGCGCACAAGGTTACCTCTCAAAACAAGACAACGTGATGGTACTCAGCTTCAGGGGTACAGAACCAGATCAGTGGAACGATTTAGCAGCAGATTTGAATGCATTGCCAGATGACGCAGAAGCAAGCGGTTGGGTGCACGACGGATTCCAAAATGAGGTATTAGACATTTGGAACGATGTGATGTCAGCCATGCAAAAGCATGTGTTTGACAGTGACGTTGAAAAGTTTTTTATAACAGGGCACAGCTTGGGTGCAGCCATGGCCACAATTGCAGCCAGTAAACTACAGGACGAGTGCCACATTGATTGTTTGTACACATACGGTAGTCCTAGAGCAGGAAACAGAAAGTTTGTAGAAAACTGCACATTCTCGCACTATCGTTATGTCAACAACAATGATATTGTTACACGAGTGCCACCAGCACTGTTGTTCTATTGCCATCATGGTGAATTGATGTACTTCAATCGGTATGGGGTTCTTGTCAAGTACAATAAATGGCAGGAAATCATAGACAGATTGGCAGGTATAGTCAGTGCATGGAGTAAATTTAAACCTTTTGACGGTCTTATGGACCACAACATGAGTGCATACATACTCAATTGTAAGAAAGCCGCTGGTATTTAAACACAACTAAATACTTGCATGAAAGCAAAAAATTTAAACAACAAGCCTCGCGAGTCACGTGCTCGCGAAGCACTTGATTTCCACATTGACAACAGCGTATATCTGCATGAAAACATGTTTCGCATGGGCAGTGACGCATATTTTGAACTGTTTCGCGAAGCACGACAACAGTACAACAACGGTGAATTAGAATTGAATCACTGGTTCGATCGTGAACTGATAGAACACACAGACATTGGCGAATGGGCATTTGTAGAGGGTGTCGGCGATGTACCATTAGACTTTCCAATCGAAGAACATGAACATGTGATCAAAGAAGCTGAATATCAAGGCAGAGATGTAGAGCTCAACAAACCCAAACGCGGCGGCAGTAAAAAATTCTACGTGTATGTTAAAAATCCCAAATCAGGCAATGTTAACAAAGTAGAATTTGGTGCAGAAGGTGGCGGTGGCAATCTCTCTGTTAAATTACAAGATCCAGAAGCTCGTAAAAGCTTTGCAGCCAGACACAACTGCGAAAAGAAAAAAGACAAAACCAAAGCAGGCTACTGGGCTTGTAGATTGCCACGATATGCCAAGTCTTTGGGGCTCAAAGGCGGAGGTCGTTGGTGGTAACACCTTACACAGACACTGTTGCTTGGCAAACATCTAGCAAAAGAATATTTGTTAGAGTGTTTGACAAAGACGTCAACGAAGATCGGCTGGAATGGCATACAGATCAGTTTGATAGAACAGTGCAAGTAATCAAAGGTAACAATTGGCAATTGCAGTACGATAACCAATTGCCTGAACCGTTTGTACACAACAAAATATACCTAATTGACAGCGGCACGCACCATAGAATAATCAAAGGCACAGACGACTTAGTGCTGTTGATAATAGAAAAAATCATCAACTAAATACAATATGAAAATTACACAAATTGTCCGAGAATACCAAGAAGAAATTGCAGACAAAGAACTAAAGCAGTTGATTGTCAAGCGCCTGCAGGCCGAACAAGACAGAGACTTGCTGGATAAAATCTATACAGTATTGAACAAAAACAACATAACCAGTCGATTCGGCGAGGTATTGCCAGAAGTGCTCAAAGACGAGTATGCAGTCGCAGAAATTCGTCGTATTGCAGCAAAGATTGCAGATTCTAATCTCAGCTATCCGCAAAAGTTAAAATTCTTGGAAAACCTAGAAAACAACCGTGTAATCAATGCCAAACTGCTAATTACTCCAGGCAGCTATACCATCGACCAATTGACCTATGGCGACCCAATTAACAGAGCTGTGTTTGAACATCTGAAAAGCTATGGTGTTGGGCAAAAAATGAAAGGGCCTGCGGAACATGCACTTGCTATTCTAAGTTCGGACATCAGCATACAAGGCAAAGGCGATGTAACAGTTGGAGATACACCTGTTGAAGTCAAAGCAGCCACCAGCGAAAAGAAAGGCGGCGGCGGCGGCCGATTTGGCGAAACTGGACAACTGCCCAGTAGAAGTCGCATGGTACAGATACTATCAGGGTTTGAAAAGTTGGCTGCACCTGTGGCCGAATTTCTCAACAAACAAAAAAGCATGAATGTTGAAACATTTGTTCAACTGGTAAATTCAGTAGAAGGTATTACTCCTGCTGATCGCAAGGAGATAGGTGAAGCAGTGTTTGGTGAAATTTTTGGAAACTCTGCTAGCAGAAGCATTCAAGAATTTTCCAAAAACAATGCAGATCCAAATCTTGTTCGCAAAGCCTACATCAAAGACAACTTTGACTGGTATAAAAACTCAGACATGGGCGGCGAATGGCAGGTTCTAGCAGCCATTAGTTTTGCAGACAATGCCATGGGTGTAATCAAGAATGCAGATGACTTGGAACAGATACAGGTTTTTCGTAAAAATCCAGCCATTATTACCACAGACAAGCCACAGGAAATGTTGTTCCAATTTAATCCAAAAAATTAATTGACAAACTATCTTTGATCCTATACAATAACATTAGATATAACAAGAGGTCTCTATGAGTTCAGGAAAAGTATTCAACCCGGCAGAAGTGCAAAAACTTGTACAAATTATCAACGAAGGCATGAACGTGATGCAAGAAGTCGACATGCTCAACGAAGGTTTAAACGACACCATCAAAGCAATTGCAGAAGAAATGGAAATCAAGCCAAGTGTGCTAAAAAAAGCCATTCGTGTGGCTCACAAGGGAAACTTTGGGCAACACAGCGAAGAATATGATTTACTAGAGACCATTCTTGATACCACTGGCAAACTACAGTGATCGAAAACGTCAAGCAATTTTGGATCAACAGCTACCGCAGTGACAGAATTGCTTTTTACAACGAAATAGTAAGTTTTGTTTTTACAGTGAGTGCTAGTATGTACCTTGCACTTTATGCATATGATCCTGACATGAGATTTGTATATCCAGGATTTTTAATTGGTGCACTCACTGGATGTTATGCTTACTATCGTAGGCAACTACTGTGGCCTATGGTACTTACAGGATATTTTTGCTTTGTCAACATATTTGGATTTGGGCGAGCCGTCAGCTGGTGGTAAAAACGTCCTTGTATATGAATTCAAGATAGGCGACACAGACGAGCCCGATCTTATTGCAAACATGGTAATAGCCGACTGGTTAGAACACAATCGTATTGGTTGTTGGATTCTTGACAATAAAATTTCTTTGAACACACGTATAGTAACCAAAATGAGTATGTTTAATCCTATGGTAGAAGTGTACGCTACGCTCACAGATCAGCAACAAACAGAGTATTATTTGATAAAATGAAGTTGGATTCAATTCTAAAGTGGATTGCCACAACAACTCTAATCTTAGGCACTGTAGTTAATGCCGGCTTTCCAGACATGTACCCAGCTGGTCCGTTGATTCTAGCCGCAGGGGGCTATGTATGGCTGATTGTCAGTTTTATGTGGCGTGATGGTGCTATGATTGCCACCAATCTAGTGATGAGCACAGCAGGATTGGTACTAACATTATTAAATATTTTGTGACATTATATTTGTGCTATATATTTGTGCTATATATTAGTGTAACAAGGTTCGCCGCCCCTAGGCATGAAGAAAGGTAGCTTGGCCATAAACAGCAGGAGAAATAAATGTCATATGTTGACGCTCTGTTTGACAGAGATCGAGACACTATTCACATTGTGGAACGCATTCGCGGTCAACGAGAGTTTCGTGAATACCCAGTAGAATTTACTTTCTACTATGCAGATCCCAAAGGCAAACATCGCAGTATCTACGGAGATCCCGTAACACAAGTTCGTTGTAAATCACAAAAAGAATTTCGCAAAGAACTGAAAATTCATGGGCAAAAAGCACTGTTTGAGAGTGATATCAATCCAGTGTTTAGATGTCTTGCCAACAATTACTATAACCACGATGCCCCTGAACTTCAAACAGCTTTTTTTGATATTGAGGCTGACTTTGATACCACCAAAGGCTTTTCGCCGCCCAGTGATCCTTTCAACAAAATCACAGCTATTACAGTCTATCTAGACTGGCTAGATCAATTGGTAACTCTTGCTATTCCGCCAAAAACTGTAGATGCACAAGAAGCACAGCAGATTGCCGAGAAATTTGGCAATACTTTTATGTTTGACCGCGAAGAAGACATGCTGGAAACTTTTTTAGCACTGATCGAAGATGCTGATGTGCTAAGTGGGTGGAACAGCGAAGGATATGATATTCCGTACACAGTGAATCGCATTACCAAAGTGCTGGGCAAGGAGTACACTCGGCAGTTTTGTTTGTGGAATCAGTTTCCTAAAAAACGCACTTTTGAAAGATATGGTGCTGAAAATGAAACATTTGATCTAGTAGGCAGAGTGCACATGGACTATATGCAACTGTACAGAAAATACACCTACGAAGAACGACACAGCTATAGCCTTGATGCCATAGGCGAGCACGAACTAAGTGAAAAGAAAGTTGCTTATGAAGGTACACTTGATCAATTGTACAATCACGATTTTGAAAAGTTTATCGACTACAACAGACAAGATACTGCTCTACTAGGAAAGCTAGACAAAAAACTTAAATTTCTAGCCCTTGCAAATGAACTAGCCCATGCCAACACAGTGTTGCTACAAACAACCATGGGAGCAGTTGCTGTTACTGAACAAGCCATTATCAACGAGGCACACGAACGCGGCATGGTGGTGCCCAATCGCAAGGATCACGGCGAAAATACTGCCGCAGCTGGTGCTTATGTTGCATATCCCAAAAAAGGCATGCACAAATGGATTGGCAGTATTGACTTGAACAGTCTATATCCTAGTGTGATTCGTGCTCTTAACATGGCACCCGAAACCATTCTTGGTCAGCTCCGACAGGACTACACAGAAGAAATGGTTGAGTCAAGAATGGCCAAGAAAAAGAGCTTTGCTGAGGCCTGGGAGGGGGAGTTTGGCAGTAGAGAATACGGATATGTTATGTCACAAGACACCACTCATCCTATCACAGTAGACTGGGAAAACGGCGAATCGGACACACTAACAGGCGCAGAGATTTATAAACTAATCTATCTCAGCAGTGAACCATGGGTGTTGAGTGCAAATGGCACTATCTTCCGCTACGATATACAAGGTGTTGTGCCTGGGCTGCTAGAACGTTGGTATGCAGAACGCAAGGAGTTGCAGAAGAAAAAGAAAGACGCACAAACACCAGAAGACAGAGAGTTTTGGGATAAGAGACAGCTGGTCAAGAAAATTAACTTGAACAGTTTGTATGGTGCTATTCTTAACCCTGGTTGTAGATTCTTTGATAAGCGCATTGGTCAATCAACTACACTCACTGGCAGACAAATTGCCAAGCACATGGATGCATATGCAAATGAACTGATTGTAGGTGAATACAATCACGTTGGCGATGCAGTTATATATGGCGATAGTGTAACTGGCAATACTTTAATAACTTTGTCAAACGGCAACAAAATTAGTATCGAAGAACTTTTTAATAACATCGAATATAGGGTTATTCAAGATAACAACAAAGAATACGCGATTCCTACTTCTAAAAACAATGATCATAAAGTGTTAGGTTACAATAGTTATGAGGATCAGGCTTCCTTTTATAATATTTCGTATGTTATGCGTCATTCAACTTTAAAGAAAAAATATAAAGTTACAAGCGAATCTGGAAAGCAAATTATCGTAACAGAAGATCATAGTCTAATTGTGGACAGAGATGGTTTTACATGTGAAGTTAAACCAACTGAATTGCAACCAAATGATTTATTAATTACCGTCCTAGGCGATAAATAGTTTATGACAACAGGAGTATCGCCATATGCCTAAATGTTTAGAATGCGGCTTTGAAGCCCCAAGATTGCAATGGACACATTTCAAATATAATTGCACAGGACGATTCGCAAACGGTAGAGAATACAAAAAAGTTTATCCGGAAGCAAAACTTGTAGATGACGCTTTAGCAAAAAATACAGCCGTCACTGAATCTAATCTAATTAAAAAACACGGAGTCGAAGAAGGAAAACTGCGGTGGCAGGCATATAAACAAAAACAGGCATATTCTAATTCTTATGAATATAAAAAAGAAAAATACGGCTGGACAGATAAAGATTTTGAAGACTTTAACAAAAGTAGAGCAGTTACACTGAAAAATCTAATCAAAAAACACGGAGAAGCGGAAGGCACAATACGCTGGCAAAACTATTGCGAGCGACAAGCATACACAAATACCATAGATTATTTTGTAGAAAAGTATGGCAAAGAACAAGGTACAAAAAAATATAAAGAAATCTGCAAAGAAAAATCACACTCTATAGAAAATATTTGTAAAAGATATAATTGCGATACAGAAACGGCAGTAATAATATTGCAGGAAAGAGTACATACTACAAATTATGTTAGCAATACAGAAAAATTTTTTGTAGATGAATTAGAAAAATATTTAGGATTTAGCTTAGACTATTCGTGCAATACAAAACAGTACTGCGTCTACGGCCATAACAAAGCTAATTTTTATGATATAGTGCACAACAACAAAGCAATTGAATATAATGGAGATTACTGGCACTGCAATCCTAAATTTTTTGTTGAAAATTATTACCATTCTGTTGTTAACAAGGTTGCCAGTGATATATGGAAAGAAGATAGTCAAAAAATAAAACTTTTACTGTCTGAAAGAAATATTAAATGTTTAGTTATTTGGGAAAGTGAATTTTTAGAAAATCCCAATAAAATTTTAAAGGAATGCAAAAAATGGATACTATCAGAGAACGAGTAAAATCTGTAGAGCTTGTTAACACCGACGATGATTATGTTTACGATATAAGTATTGCTGATGGCGATCCATTCTTTTTTGGCAATGATATTCTTTTACACAACACAGATTCCTGCTATTTTAGTGCATGGCCGGCTGTGCGCAAGGAAGTTGAATCAGGCACCATGACCTGGGACAAAGACACAGTAGTACAATTGTATGATCAAATTGGCGAACAAGTGTCTGCGAGCTTTCCTGACTTCATGAAACGTGCATTTGCTTGTCCAAGAAAGTACGGTGAAATTGTGCAGTGTGGACGAGAAGCTGTGGCCGAAAGCGGATTGTTTATCACTAAGAAACGCTATGCATTACTGGTTTATGATGACGAAGGCGAGCGCAAAGACATAGACGGAAAGCCAGGCAAGGTAAAAGCAATGGGCCTTGACCTAAAAAGGTCGGACACACCAAAGTTTATGCAAGACTTTCTCAGCAGTATTTTGTTGGATACACTGATGGATCTAGGTGAAGATTATGTTACAGAGCGAATCCGTGACTTTAAACTGGAATTTAAACAAATGCCCAGTTGGGAAAAAGGCACACCCAAACGTGTAAACAACTTGACCAAGTTTCGCAATGAATTAGCAAGAAAAGGCAAAGTGAACATGCCGGGCCACGTCAGAGCAGCACTCAATTGGAATAGTCTGCGTGAAATGAACGGAGACAAATATTCCATGGAAATAATGGATGGGCAAAAAACAATTGTGTGCAAGCTCAAACACAATCCCATGGGCTATACCAGTGTAGCATACCCAATTGACGAATTACATATTCCAAATTGGTTTAAAGAATTACCGTTTGATGACGACCTAATGACAGAAACAATTGTTGATGCAAAAGTCAACAATCTATTAGGCGAACTAGATTGGGATCTCAAAGAAAAGACCGATACTAGCACAACTTTTGACAGTTTGTTTGAGTTTTAATATGGCAGAACGTAAATTAAGCAAAATTATCAGTGCAAGAGATGACTTTTTAGATATAAACTGGAGTCAAATTCGCAAAATGGCCAATGGGTTGAGTAGAAAATTACACACCTCTAAAAATCCAGGTCTAAATATCTCTGTGAATCATATAGAGCAAGAGTTAAAAAACATTGAGCAAAGCTACTTTAACATAAGAAACTACAGCAAAAATGTGCTCGACGACTTTGACGATCTTATCAAAGAATTGGAAAAAGACTATCTCATTGACAGTTACCGCACATACGAAAAATACTACCAAAGTGGCGATGCCGACGAAACTAGATATCAAAATAGTCAGTATGGCACAGATCTGTACACCAAAGAATTGTCTGCAAAAATAAAACCATATGTAGACTGGACCTATCCTGGACTTCAGCTTAATCCGTGTATGGAGGAGTGGACCCGGCACTTGGTAGGATGCGACCCTTTGTACATAGTAGACCGGCATCAAGAACTGCTGGACGAAGTGATGGATAGATTCAACGAAAAATATCAAAGACGCATGCGGCCATATGTGATCAACAACGATGACTTCTCAATTCTGCCGCAACAACAATTTGGCTTTATCTTTGCGTTAAACTACTTTGAATTCAAGCCATACAGTGTACAGGTGGAGTTGTTCAAAACATTTTACCAATTGCTGAGACCGGGCGGCGTCATGGCGTTCAGCTACAACAATTGCGAGATACAGGGAAGTTGTATCTTGGCAGAACAAAATCTCAAGTGCTACATGACCAAAACCAGGCTAAAATCCTTGACAGATGGATTAGGATTCAGTATAATTGAACTTGTAGATCATTATCCTAATTTTAGTTATGCTATTATACAAAAGCCCGGCAAACTGGAGCACAATCGAGCAGGACAGACTCTTGCAAAAATTCAAAGAAACACGGAGAAATAATCAATGAATGATTTCCTACTAGATCTAGTACAACACACCCACAGTTTGGGATTTATCGACACTGTCAAAGTCACAGGCAACGACAAAGAAACTGTCATCGATGCAATGGCCGAAGACCGCAGTGTGATTGTACAAGGAAAGTTCAAAACACCAGTTGAGGATTTTGTTGGTACATTTGGCATGCCTAACCTCAACAAACTAAACATTCTGCTGAACATCCCAGAATACAAAGAAAATGCTAAAATTTCTGTGAACACACAAGAACGCAACGGCGAAGATGTGCCTGTGGGTTTGCATTTTGAAAACACTGCTGGAGACTTTAAAAACGACTATCGTTTTATGAGTGCAGAAATCATCAACGAAAAACTCAAAACTGTGAAATTCAAAGGAGTGCAGTGGGATGTTGAAGTAACACCCAACATTGCTAGTGTACAAAGATTCCATTTTCAAGCACAAGCCAACTCTGAAGAAACTACATTTGTAGCCAAAACTGATGGCGCCGATTTGAAGTTTTACTTTGGCGATCACAGCACACATGCTGGAAACTTTGTGTTTGAAGCTGATGTGAACGGTGACTTGGGCAAAGGCTGGAACTGGCCTGTAGCACCGGTGCTGAGTATTCTTAAGTTGCCGGGTGATGCTACCATCAAGTTTTCAGATGCAGGTGCTGCACAGATCACAGTAGACAGCGGTATTGCTGAATACAACTACATTCTGCCTGCACAAAGCAAGTAATGAATCAAAACCTAACAGCAACACAACAAGACTATGCTGTGTTTTTGCCTAGCATAAGCGGGTTTTATGCCACTTTCATTGGCAAACAGCGTGAAGAAAACTATGTAGATCCTGCAAGGGTCCCAGCTGGTCTCGGCAGCGTTGAAGCACTAAACTTTCTAAATGTACAAGAAGGCGCATTCCAGTACAAGTGGGCATTGTATTCAGCAGGTCATGCAAACCTTGATACCGCCAAAGAAATAGCCAAGGAAAACATGGTGCGCCAGCGTGACAGAGAAAATTCGTGGTTGTTGGGCGATTCGGGCGGATTCCAGATTGCCAAAGGATTATGGGAAGGTGATTGGAAAAATCCCAACTGCCCAAAGGCAGCCGAAAAACGCCGCTTGGTAGTAGAGTGGATGGAAGAGTATATGGATTACGGTATGATGCTGGATATTCCTACTTGGACATTTCAAGATCCTAAAGCGGCCGCGGCCAGTGGTATTTACAGTTATCAAGATGCTGTTGATGCAACACACATCAATGCTCAATACTATATGGCTAACCGTCGTGGCAACTTCAAAGTACTGAATGTGTTACAAGGCAGCAATCATGCTGATGCTGACAGTTGGTATGAAGAATTCAAAGACTATTGTGATCCTGCTAAGTACCCAGAAACACACTTTGATGGCTGGGCAATGGGTGGTCAGAACATGTGCGATGTACACTTGATCTTGCGCAGGCTTGTACATCTTATTCACGACGGTTTGCTAGAACAAGGCGTGCATGATGTGATGCATTTCCTAGGCACTAGCAAACTAGAGTGGGCATGTTTGCTAACAGACATACAACGTGCAGTGCGCAAATATCACAATCCAAACTTTATGATCACATACGATTGTGCTAGTCCGTTTCTTGCTACTGCAAATGGTCAGATATATCACAATATTAGAATCGAAGATAGAGGCAAATGGAGTTACATGATGAGTCCAAGTGCCGATGATAAAAAATATGCAACAGACCGTCGCAAGTTCGGTGATGTAGTGATCAACGAGGGCATACTGCCTAGTTTTGAGGAATCACCTATTAGCGATCATTTGAGCATTCAAGATATCTGTATATACAAGCCAGGTGATCTAAATAAAATAGGCAAGGAAGGCAAAACTTCGTGGGATAGTTTTAGTTATGCGCTACAGATGTCGCACAATGTGTGGATGCACATTGAAAGCACACAGCGTAGCAACAGAGAATACGATTCTGGACTATATCCTCACATGCTGATTGACGAACGTTTTGAAACTATTACACACAGAGATCTTGTGGACGAAATTTTCAGTTTACAAGACAGAGAAAAAAGTTTGGAATTGATTGATCAGCACAGCAAATTCTGGATGCAGGTGATTGGCACTAGACTCAACGTCGGCAAGAAAACTGTAAATGCTAGCACCCAATTTGGTGCCTTATTTGAGGAGGAATAATATGTCAAGTATAGAACATCAAGTAGATAAGTTGACAGGCCACTATGAAAGTGTTAAACTACAACACGATGATTTAAATGCATATATTGTAGAACAGTACAAGAAATACGACGAAGATGAACACGTACAGCAATTGAAAAAGCGCAAGCTTGCACTCAAAGACGAAATGGAGAGTACTCTAAAACGTATTAATACACTAAAGGCAGAAATAAATGAATCGTGAAGGACACGAAAACACCAACTTCTTCATAGGATACGAAGTAGAACGCACACCTGCGTTTGGATGTCGTACACTGTTTGTAACCGAAATACAAGATACAACTGACATTGAACAAATGTACATTGAACACAATTGCGAACACATCTTCTTTGGCGCTAATCACAGCTTCAATCCAGCTGGCGCAGAGTGGGAAAGATGGGAAGTTATGATCACACATTTTTTGCACAAGGGTATACTGTGTACATTGGATATTCCTATTGCACAAGCAGAAGACTTTTTAGAAAGTTGTTTGATTGAACACAATAATTTTATTCCACAGTTGAGAATTCCATTACCTTATATCAGTCAGTGGAATTACAACACAATGATCAAGTTGGATGACAAGGATTTTGCGGCGACTAATCCTGGTGTATGGTGTCATAATTTACACAACTTAATGGATAGATCTAAATACACTGACTGGCAAGAATACAAAAACGACGAGGTATTAAAATGAATCGAAGCATTTGGGTTTCTTTTACCAAAGAAGGCGTGCATAAATATCCCGGAGCGGACACAGATCCTAAACTTGCCACAGGCGATTGGGACGATGTGAGCTTTTTAGGATATCCACACAGACATATTTTTCATTTTCGTGTGTGGATTGAAGTATTTCACAACGATCGCGACATCGAGTTTATACAGTTCAAACGTTGGTTGCAACGACTGTACGAAGAAGTCGACCATTCGACCACAGTACTTGATCTAGATTACAAGAGCTGTGAAATGATTGCAGACGACTTGTATGCGGAAATTAAAGCCAGATACCCAAACAGAGATGTAAAAATTTCTGTAGCAGAAGACAACGAAAACGGTTGTGAAATTTTTTATCCTAAAGAGACAGTAACCAACGAGCTTAATGGCGCTGAAGAAGTAGGATGTTAACAGTTTTGAGAGCAGTAACTCAATAATAAGGAAACACGTGTATGAAGCAAGCAGTAGCTAATATCTTTAGCGATCTTGATCAATTCCGTAAGTTCTGTGTTCGTTTTGGCTATCGCTACAACGAGGCAGATTTGTATAGACATAAGTCTTATGCTTATAGCAGCTACCTCCGATTCAAGGATGGTAAAAAAATAACAAACCATTGGGGCAAAGACGCCCGGGGCGGCTACCGCCGTTAAACACTAACCAGTTACTGCTCTCAATTTTATTCAAACAAAGGCACAACAATGAGTTTTAGAAAACTTTTTTACATGGGCTTAGAGCCTTACGAAGGACGCTACACACTGCAACTGCAAGACTGGAGCACAGAGGTGTACAATCGCAGAGGCATTGATTACACTGTGGTACCAGGTGAAACAATTGATAATACCAAATCAATATCGGTAGGTCAAGTACTAGACGCACACGGTCGCAGCTATTTTGGCATGAGCCAATTGATGAATCTAGTACAGATGCATCGCAACGGTGAAATTACTGCTGACGATGCAATCTTTTTTGAAGACATGTTTCAGCCTGGTATGGAAGCACTGCCTTATATTTTGTGTCAGGTACCGGAAGAACAGCGTCCTAAAATTTATCTACGCTGTCTTGCACAAGCAATTGACCCAGATGACTTTGTTCATGTATGGGGTATGGAAAAGTGGATGAGTTTGTACGAAAAGATGTGCAATGAAATCCCCAATGTACATATTCTTGCAACCAACGAAGAAATGGTTGCACATATGAAGATTGCAGGCTGGACTGCTCCTATCTACAACATCTCGGGTTTGAGCTTTGGCAAAACAGAGGTTCAAAGTCGTGTAAACAATCGTATTAAACCGTGGACCGAAAGAAAAGACCGTGTGGTATTTGCAGCACGCTTTGACCAAGAAAAACAGCCAGACTTCTTTATGGATGTAATTGAGATGGTAAAAGCAGTGCGTCCAGATGTTGAGTTTGCAGTACTGAGTGGTGGTCCATTGCGTAGCAACAATCCACGGTACCTGGAACGTGCCACTCAGATGGTTGCAGACGGCAAACTTACTATTATGGCGAACTTGCAGAAGAATGATTATTACAATGTAGTCAATGATAGTAAAGTACTGTTTAATTGTGCGCTACAGGATTGGGTCAGCAACACTGTCAGTGAAGCAGACGCACTAGGATGTAATGTGGTTTATCCTGCATATCGTAGTTTCCCTGAAACATTCGGCAACGATGCTAGTCGGTTGTATGTTCCGTGGAGCAAGGAGGATGCAGTAAGTAAGATTTTAGCAGGGCTAGAAGAGCCTAGCGTGTTGCAGGGCGAAATATCAGACTGGAACAACGGCACAATTGATCGAATGGTAGATATCATGCAGGGCAACGGATTGCAGTGGTTGCGAAGTGGTAATCGCTACAGAGATCATGTGGCAGACAGAAATTTTAGTCATTCAGGAACAGAGTACAAATGAGCAAGAAAAAAGTATTAGTAACAGGTGCAACAGGATATATTGGAGCACACTTGTGCAAAATTTTGCATCAAAACAATATTGAAGTTGAAGCAGTTGATGCAAATATTCACGAATCATCAAATGATGTATCTGCATATGTGAAGAAATTTACAGAACTTGATGTTACACAATCCATTCCTAAACGCATCAGCAACAAAAAATATGATGCTGTGGTTCACTTGGCTGGCATGAGTACAGTTGGTGACAGTTGGATCAATCCGTTTGAATTCTACCGTGTAAACATCATGGGCACTGCTATTGTAGCAAGTACAATTCAAACAGATCACTTTATTTTTGCCAGCACAGCAAGTGCATGGGGAATGGACAGTCCATATGCTAGAAGCAAAGTAGCTGCAGAAGATGTAATCAAGCAGATTTGTCCTGCGTTTACTATCTTTAGATTTTTTAATGTAAGCGGCAGTGACGGAGAATTTTCGCAGCACGGCGAATCAACTCATCTCATAAGAGTGGCTGCAGAAGTTGCAGCAGGAAAACGTGACACACTCACAGTCAACGGCGACGACTACGACACGCCAGATGGCACTTGTGTGCGAGATTATATTCATGTGGTGGATTTATGCAATAGTATTCTTGCGTCTATCAATGGCGGACCAAAGAATACACCGTTTGAAAGTTTAGGCACTACCAAAGGCCAGAGTGTACACGAGGTTGTTAGAGCTATGCAACACGCAACAGGAGAAAAAGTTCCTGTTGTAATTGGTCCCAGAAGACCAGGCGATACTCCAATGAGCGTGGTTGATACACCCAGCGAATATAACGTAGTCACTAAATCACTGGAAGACATGTGTCTAGACCAGTATACATTGGAAAAAAACAATGAACAATAACAATTGGACTTTTTCACGAGTAAACACTGAGTTCGACAACACAAGCTTTAAACTTCTCAATTACTTCAAAGAACCGTTCAATGATTCAGAAACCACAGAAGCATGGAGCGCAACCTACGGGGATATCTATGATACAGGTTGGATGGTAGATTTTAGACGGTATCAGCCAAAATGGGCTATTGAGATTGCACAAGAACTAGGATTCGAAAAAGCAGGAACAAGCTTTTATAGAATGGACCCTGGAACAATTTTACCTTATCACAGCGACACATATGCCAGATACTGCGAGCACAACAGCGTTACCAGCGACATGGTATATCGTGCAGTGGTTTTTTTAGAAGACTGGAAGCCAGGTCATATTTTTGAAATAGATAGCAAACCATTTGTGGAATACACCAAAGGAAGCTGTGTAATCTGGCAAGGAGATGTGCCGCACATGGCAGCAAATCTTGGACCCGACTTTAGATACACACTGCAGATCACAGGACTTATGCCCGGTGGATTTAACTAATTACAAAGATCCATTTGATGCTATTTTTGATTTTGAAACTAAACTAGCAGAATTCACTGGGGCACCTTATGCAGTGACCACAGACAGATGTACCCACGCAATTGAGCTTTGCTTGCGGTACTTGAAATGGTTAGAGCCGTTGGAGATTCCGGCATATACATATTTGAGTGTGCCACAAACACTGCACAAGTTGCACATACCTTTTGAATACTGCAATTATGATTGGGAGTATGAATACCAAATGGCACCATCGCCTGTGTGGGACAGTGCTAGAAGATTAGAACCCAATATGTACCGTGCAGGACAATTTCAATGCTTGAGCTTTGGACGTGGAAAACCTCTTGACATTGGCTTAGGAGGTGCTATACTAACTGACAACAAAGATGCATATGAATGGCTGAGTCGTGCCAGGTACGATGGCAGAGACTTGAGAGATAGTCCGTGGATCGAAGGCACTATTTCGATCGGCTATCACTATTACATGCGTCCGGAAGAATGTGTAATAGCCAACAACAAACTGCGCAGAAAAGAAATATTTCAACACAATGATTTTAGCTACCCAGACTGTAGGAGTATAAAGTGGCAACTGTAGAACAGCAAGAAGAACTTATTCAAGCAATCAAACGCCCGGATCGTTATTACCGCATCACTATCAATGGATACGGAGGAGAATCCTCTTACATGAGTGTTAGTAAACAAGCACACGATTTTTGGAAACCAGTGGTAGAAGAACACGGCGACGCTGATCTAGTGCATTACATGGTAAGTTCAGAAGACGACGAGTATGATTTCGACTACATCGACGATGTGCCAGATGAAGCTCATTTTATGATCGACGAAGATGGTGATGCTCGTCCATGGTATGAACCGCCAGAGGAATTCGAACATACATTTGGCGCAGACTATGACAGTGCCATGATTGAAATCAACGAAGTCGACGGCGAAGATTATGAGTCAACGTTACTGGACACAGTATTGGAACATCAAGAAGTCGCTGCACTAGCTGACGAAATCTATGAAAACTCAGGCGAAGAATACATCGAGATTCAAGAATACTCCTGTTGCGACGAAGCACCCAGTGAGTATGTTGCTCAAATGTTTAGCTCAGAAAAAGGCACATTTTTCGATGGAGTACTGCATCTGACAAATGGGGAACAGTTTGATCCTGCTAAACTGCGTTTGCAAGTAGTAGAATACTTGAACGGCGAAGACACTATTGTGGGTGTTACATACAACGGCAATGAAGTTGACAACGACGGCGGCGATACCACTGGCAAGGGCTACTATGCCGACATTTGGAAGGCTAATTGATAGTTTTTTTATTAACAGCAATACTTCTTGTGTTGCTGTTTCCTAATACCATGAGAAGTATAGTTGACTTTGTGCTACAAGTGTTTGGCATATTAATCATACTTCTCATATCTTTTTTGCTTTTTGTAGCTATTTTTGGTTGACAAAATAATTGTATTCTATATACTATACTTGTAGGTAGTAAACAAGAGAAGCAATCAATGAAGTATTCAAAATTAGCACTTGCAGTTTCGGCTACAGCCCTGTTGGCGGGATGCGGCAGTGGAGGTAACTCTGGTGCAAACACCATTTCTCAACCTGTGCAAAACATTCTCAACGAAGCCGGGTTAAACCAAAATATTTCTCAAGTACAAGCTAATATCAGCGGTCTCGAACAACAATTAAATGCACTTGGGCGACTGAGTAGTCTGACCAATCCCACAGGTTCTGATCAACAAATAGCACACACAGCTACAAGAGCAATTCGTGCGCTCGAGTCAACATGGTCTGCTTTACAGGCTTCTATTAATCAGCTAGATCCAATCAAACAAGCACAAATATTGTACAGCAGTGATTATTACACTGCCGCGGCCAGTTTTAAGTTTTTATCGCAAAAAGTCAAACCCTTGGTAGAACAAATCAGCTACGGCAAACCTATTGATGTTTCACAAGCAAACATTATTGCCGATCCGGGGCAATTTGAAAATTATATCTATTCCGAATCTCAAATTGTTGCTGTAGAATCACAACAACAAGCAGATAATATCATACAGGAAAACAATTTAGTAGTAGTAACCGGCTCCGACGGCGAAGTAGTTATCGAAGAAGAGCCAGTGGTAGTTGAAGAGCCAGTGGTAGTTGAAGAAGAGCCAGTGGTAGTTGAAGAACCAGTGGTAGTTGAAGAGCCAGTGGTAGTTGAAGAAGAGCCAGTGGTAGTTGAAGAAGAGCCAGTGGTAGAAGAGCCAGTTGTTGAAGAGCCAGTGGTAGAAGAACCAGTTGTTGAAGAGCCAGTTGTTTCGCTTACCGAGTCAACAGTTATGGGTACCGAAATGAAGGCTCGCAGAATTATCGAAGTCAAAGACGGAGACGTGAGAAAGTTACTTATTCGTGTCTACGAGGAGGAAAGTGTAAATTCCAACGGTGATACTGTGATCGCAGAGTATACCGAATATAGAATTACAACCGGTCAGATCGAAGTAGTGGAAACTATCTGGGATGATACAATCAAGGAAACATACAGCGACGAAAGTACAAAAACAAAAATTGTTCGCCGTGTAACCACAGAAGAAATAATTGCTTCTCCTAAAAAAGAAACTGTGGTTGAACAAACTGATGTATCCATAAAGAACAATCAATCTGTGGATGATACACAAGAAGTTGAAGACGATTTTGACGGATATGTTGATGTTGAATATTCTGATTCAGCATTAGGCACTCCTACTGCCGGTGTGCTTTCTGCAGACGAATATAGAAGCAAGCAAGAATTTTGGGCCACTGACAGCAAAGGCGATGATCATCTTGCAGAAATCAAAGTAGATGCTGCATGGAGCAGAGGATGGACGGGCAAAGGCAGTATTATTGCTATTGCCGACACAGGTGCCGACGTTAATCATGCAGAATTGGACGATCAAATAATTGGCACTAAAAATTTCTTAGACGGATCTTCAAATGTCAGTGATTTAGACGGTCATGGCACTCATGTAGCCGGTATTGCAGCCGGAGAGTTGAACAACAACGGATCCGTGGGTGTTGCACCTGATGCTAAACTGCTAATTGCCAAAGTAACCAACAACACGGGTTACAGTTTCTTTTACGCCAAGCAAGGGCTTGCTTGGGCACATCAAAACGGAGCAGTGGTTTACAACATGAGTGCCAGCAGTAATTTCGACAGTGGCTGGAAAAACAATCTTGAGAGCCACGGCAATGGTATGTTCAGCAACAACCATTGGTACTACAGCACCAACGGTTACAATGGTTATGTAGATGACACAAAAAATTGGGTATCTGCAGACAACAATCAAACTGTACTAACAGTGGCTGCCGGCAACGACGGACTAGACTACGCAGCTTACCCGGGTCTAATGGCCACAGTCACAGACGACAATGGCGATCTTGTGTTAGATGGCAGAATGTTGATTGTAGGCAACTGGAACTCGGCAAACGATCGCATCGATCCGTCCAGTAATAAAGCAGGACATGTTTGCTTGGATTGGAATGATGCTGTTCAACAGTGCAACGATGCATACAGGATCAAAGACTTCTATATTATGGCTCCGGGGAGCAGTGTTTATAGCAGTGTGCGCAACAACAATTACAATCATATGAGTGGAACTAGTATGGCAGCTCCGGCAGTTGCAGGTGCAGTAGCAGTGTTGCATCAAATGTGGCCACACATGACAGCACCAAACTTGGCTAAATTAGTACTAACTACAGCAAACAAAGACATTCCCAACTACAATGAAAATGTACACGGACAAGGATTGCTTGACATGGATAGTGCTACGCAACCAGTGGGTGCTACCGGAATCCCCAAAACAGGCCGAACCGATGGCGGCGTAGCACAGTTGAGCGGCGGTGTCGGAGGTAACATCAACTTAGGAAGTGTGGCTAGCAATACAATGGTGCTGGACAAGTTTGAACGTGACTTCTACGTTGATCTCAGCAGTGCTAACTTTACAGAAGATACTCGTGTCGCTAGTTGGGCCAAGGATCTCAGTCAAGGTAAGGTCACGTCCAGTTTTGCTAGTCTAGCAGGCAGTGTTCAACGTGCAATGGGCTTGGTAGTATCAGGACACAACCAAAACTCGTTTGGTATTGCCAAACAGTACAACAGTTGGGAGATTGGGTTTGTGCAAGAAAAAGATCAATTGTTGGGCAATGATTTTAGTGGAGTATTTGCATTAGATGATCATACTCGTACTGTGTACGGCGCTTACACAGCGTCTAAGAACATGTTTGGGCTTGACTTTATCGGACGCACAGAATTAGGATACAGCATTAACAATGCCGGTGCAGACAGTAGTTTAGTTTCTGAAGTCAACAACGTGACAAGCGTATCAGCTCATGTCGGGATGTTTAAAAATGTTAGCGACTATGTGTTTGGTGCTACAGCAAGTATTCCTACTCGGATTGTAAGCGGGGATCTTAATTTAGATGTTCCAGTTGCACGCACCATAGACGGCAAGGTAATCACTCAGCGACAAACAGCAAATCTCAGCAGTGGCTATACCGAAGTTGACTTTGGTGTAAGTTTAAGTTATAATACAGACAATCACAACCTTGGTGCATACGTTGAGAATAGGGTCAACTATGCCGGCACAGATCAAGATGTTGTGGAATACGGCGTGGAATATGAGTTCAAATTCTAATCACCATTATGATCCTTTTAACATTATAGTGCTCAGCGAGGACTGTAGTAACAACACAGAGGACACAATCACACTAGATCTAGGAGCAGATGATTCTGCCCTAGATTTGTCTTTTTCAGACGATAACATGAGCGGTAGTGGTTGGTTCGATCACAGTGACTATTCGTTTACACTAACAGATATACTGGATCAGCCAAATGATGTTACCATACACAGAGGCGCAGGCAAAGAAATAAAAGTTGCCGAAACACTGGAACGTATAGACGATAAACTGGATGCTATTATTACCCGAGTAGAAATGGTAGAACAAGCATTGTGCGACAGTCCTGAAGTGAAACACAAGCTAGAATCGTTGCCCAGTTTGGAAGACTTGATAGAACAAAAACACATGATCGATACTATCAAACGGAGTGGTGATGTTTAAAACATTAATGCAACGACTAAACAGACATCGAGTGATACTTGACAGAACAGGCAAAGAGCCTTACTTGGAACGCTATTATCTGTTTATCAAGGATAGGAATAATTTTCCATTTAATGTATTTTTGCACAAGTTTTTAAAAAGCGACCCGGATGACCTCCATGATCACCCATGGGGATATTTTACTTTTATTCTTAGAGGTGGCTACTGGGAATGGGTATCAGTAAATGGTATTCCTGTGGCAAAGTGGCGGGGGCCTGGGCATTTTAGAGTAAGCAGTCCGCAAAGTTTGCATCGTATAGAGTTAGATCCAGACATCACAGCATGGACTCTTTTTATGCCTTTCAGCAAAAAAAGAAACTGGGGATTTGTGCGACAAGGACAGTGGATAGATCACGAAGAATATTTTTCCATTAGATCAAAGGAGGCACTATGATAGAAAAACACTACTACAGTTGGCAAGACATAGAAACAGCATGCATGGATATCTGTACTCAGATGCACAAAGATGCGTGGATTCCTGACTACGTTGTAGGTATAACCAGAGGTGGTAATGTTCCTGCTACTATTATCAGCAACATGTTGGATGTTGGCGGCGAAGCACTTAAAGTTAGTCTTCGCGACAATAAAAGCGGACACGGCAGTGAGACCAATTGCTGGATGAGCGAAGATGCGTTTGGTTATAACTATACAGAAGAAAGTGGCGTAACAGGCTGTCGTTGGGACATAAAGCAACGCAAAAATATTCTAATCGTTGATGATATCAACGACACAGGCGCTACATTCAACTGGATTAAAAATGATTGGGAAAGCAGTTGTTTACCACATGAACTAGAAGCATGGAACAGTGTATGGGGACGCAACGTGCGGTTTGCTGTGATCACAGAAAATTTGAGTTCAGAGTTTGATTTGGTTAGTTACTATGCCCACGAAGTTAACAAAGCAGAAAAGGACGTTTGGCTTGTGTATCCATGGGAGGCCGTAGGCAAGTATGAATGATAAAAATTATGTTGCAAACCTCGAAGAGGACAACGAGGGCAATTTAATCTTGCCTTTTCCAGAAAGTTTGTTGGAAGAAATGGGCTGGAAAGAAGGCACTGTGCTATACTGGCATGATAACAAAGACGGCACGTGGAGTATTAGCGATAAAAAGGATTCTGAAAATGATCAGTGAAAAAATTGTACAAGATCTCAAAGATAAGTTAGACAATGTGTTGGAACTTCACAAATGGCAAATAGATCGTGGCTTCAACAGTCTCAGACAAGACATGATTCGAGAATTGTTATTAGATGTTCAAACCGAGGCTGTTGCGGCACTATCAAAGAACAATGAGTCAAATTATAGATAATTTTGCAACTGAACAACAGTTGGAACAAATAAATCGAGAACTTATAAATCAACCGTTGTGGAGATTTGGTCAGAAAAGCAACGAAAACACTGCATATCCTATGTGGTTTATCAATTTATATGATCTATATGCATCACGATTCAAAGATATTTGTGTTACAAGCGTAAAAGAACTTGTAAAACAATTGTTGGATCTTTATCCGAACAAAAAAATACTAAGAGTAATGATTGCAGGCAACACCTATGGATTAGATGGGGATGTGCACATAGATCATCCTGACGATGATCACATCACCTGTGTTTTGTATCTCAACAAACGCTGGGATCATAACTGGGGCGGAGAAACTTTTATTTTTGAAGACAGTACCACATCAGTTTTACCAAAACCGGGCACTGCTGTAATTTTCAACAGCAAGTACCCGCATGTTGGCCGTGCTCCTACAAGAAACTGCGGGGAGCTTCGCAGTGTTCTTGCAATACAGATCTGTGATAAATAACTTTACAAATCCTCGTATACCGTGTATAATACTCTATTATACACAGTGGTCTCGACATCAACCCACTTTAAAAATTCTGCGTCATCAAACTTACTCAACGGAGGCAAGAGATGAGTATTAAGATTAAGTCAACCAAAGTATACAAGTATCTACCTTGTGGGCATGCACAGTGGTTTGATATCAAAGAAGATGGATCACCTGGACATTGTGCCCAAATTCACGGATATGATCGCAGTGTAGAATTTACATTTGCAGGTGAACCAGACGAGCATGGATGGATTGTTCCGTTTGGCGGGCTAAAGCCTGTGAAGGAGTTTTTAGAATACTATTTTGATCATGTTACTGTTCTTCCAGCAGACGATCCGCGATTGGAGCAACTTCGCGGCAGTGATCACATCGAAACAAATGGCCTATTGGGCACATTACGTGTATTGCCCAGTGGCGTAAGCATGGAAATGAGCAGTTTGTTTATCTGGGAACATGTTAATCACTACATTTACAAGATCACACAAGGTCGTTGTTATGTAGAGCGAGTGCGTGTGTACGAGCATGATCGCAACGATGCTATGTGCGAAGTTGATGAGGAAACTGCTAAAACTGACGCACAGCGTAAAATGGCAAAGGACAAGACATTGCCAATGATTCCTGAATGGGACTGGGAGTCACCGCAAGATGCATTAGCAAGGCTAGAAAAATAATGCCAAAGTTAAGATACACAGAAGCATTTTATAGTGTGCAAGGCGAAGGACAGTTTGTAGGCGTGCCTAGTGTATTCCTGCGTACATTTGGCTGCAATTTTAAATGCGAAGGTTTTGGCATGCCCAAAGGCCAATTAAGTGAGGAATATAAAAATGTCATTGCAACAGATTATACAACATTTGAGGAACTACCTCTTGTACGCACCGGATGCGACAGCTACGCTAGTTGGGATCCTAGGTTTAAGCACCTTGCTACTGATAGTGAACTTGATGAAGTAGTAGATCGATTACTGGAGTTAACACCAAACGGCAGTTGGACACTAGACAACGGGCAAGACATACATCTTATTTTAACAGGAGGGGAACCTCTACTAGGATGGCAAAGATTGTACGCAGATCTGTTCGGCCACCCTAAAATGAAGGATTTAAAAAATGTCACTTTTGAGACAAATACAACTCAACAGCTACGCGGACCTTTCCGTGAATTCCTCGAAACTCAAAAGCAGATTACATGGACTTTTTCTTGTAGCCCAAAACTCAGTGTTTCGGGAGAATCTTGGGATTCTGCTATTAGGCCTGAAATTGCAGTGGAATATTCTAACATTCCTAACAGCAACCTCTATTTTAAGTTTGTGGTTGGTGATCAGGCCGATCTGGAGGAAGTTCGTCAAGCTGTTACCCAATATGCGCTTGCAGGAGTACGTGCACCAGTATATATTATGCCCGTTGGCGGGTGCGCTGAGGAATATCAAGCAAACGCCAAAAACGTAGCCCATCTAGCAATGTCAGAGGGTTGGCGATACAGTCCTAGATTACATGTCGATATTTTCGGCAACGGCTGGGGCACATAATAATAAGGAAACAACAAATGACAGATTATATTTTTACCAGTGAATCGGTGAGTGCAGGGCATCCTGATAAAATTGCAGACCAGATTTCAGATGCATTACTGGATGCGGCTCTTGAAGCAGGGGACGAAACCACTCGTGCAGGAATTGAGACATTGGTTACAACTAATTATGTGTGCGTAGCAGGCGAAGTGAAAAACTTTAATCTCTCTACAGATCAAGTGGAAAACATAGTCAAAGATGTGGTCAAACAGATTGGTTACGAACAAGAAGGATTTGACTGGCGCAAGTTAACAGTGCACAATCACCTACACAAACAAAGTGGCGACATCAGCTTGGGCACAGATGAGTTTGGAGCAGGGGATCAAGGCATAATGTTTGGGTATGCTTGTAATCAAACACCCAGTTACATGCCCGCACCCATTCACTACTCGCATGAAATTTTAAAATGCTTGGCAGAGATTCGCCAGCAGAACTTGCATGTACTTGGCCCCGATTCAAAGAGCCAAGTGAGTATTGCCTACAAAGACGGTCAGCCCGATCATGCAACCAGTGTGGTTGTAAGCACGCAACACACCGAAGGGCACGAACTTGATGCAGAACGACTGGCAAAACAAGCAATCAAGCAAACACTGGGAAATTTATACAATGAAGGAATTACTAAGCTATACATCAATCCTACTGGCAAGTTTGTTATTGGTGGCCCAGATGGGGATGCAGGACTCACCGGTAGAAAAATTATTGTTGACACTTATGGCGGTTACGCTCCTCACGGTGGGGGTGCTTTCAGCGGAAAAGATCCCTCCAAAGTAGATCGTAGTGCAGCATACATGGCTCGCTGGTTGGCAAAAAACGCTGTAGCAAAAGGCATGGCTAATTGGTGCACTGTTCAATTGAGTTATGCTATTGGCGTTAAGGAACCAATGGCTGTTTATGTAGACAGCGACGGTGATACAGATGCAATTCTACGTTGGTGTAATTCCGTTGATCTAACACCATACGGTATTATAAAAAGATTTGACTTGTTTAACTTTACCAAGTATAGTAAACAATGCACATATGGACACTTTGGCAACAAAGATGTGCCATGGGAACAACTGGAGGAATAGTCGTGGGCTGGTGGAGCAAACTAGTAAAAAACAAAAAACAACAACCTGCCAAATCTGCCAAAGAGCTGGCTACACATCGTGGCGAACCATGGGTAGAGGTATTGGGTGTAGACATTGGCACAAAAGCCACAGAAGGCAGTTTTGAACTTGACTGGAATTATTACTTTGTAGAGCAACTTCGCAAAGAAGGATTCCAAGGACAAACCGAAATTGATGTGGTAGACAATTGGTTTAGAAATGTATGTAGACACGTGGTGCTGGAAACCTACGAGCAGGATGCGGCAACAAACAAATACATCGACAAAACCGACATTGGCAACGGCAGAACAGAAGTCAAATGATTCTTTATGTAAACGGTGATAGTCATAGTGCAGGCGCAGAAGCAGTCAACACCTACTGTTTTGCCAGTGATGATCCTAGATACAAAGCCATGAGAGACAGGCCCCATCCAGACAATCTTGAAGTAAGTTTTGGCAAGCGAATTGCCACTGCATTAAACTGTGGCTTCGCTACCGATGCTGTCAGCAGTGCTAGCAACGAAAGAATACTGCGTACCGCTAGAGAATTTTTAGATCAAAAACACAAAAGTGAAATTTTTGTGCTGATAGGCTGGAGTACACCCGAACGAGAAGAATGGTTGCACGAAGGAGAATACTTTCAAATCAACGGAAGTGGAATTGATAGTGTGCCAGCAGATTTGCACAATCGATACAAGAATTTTATTGCAAACTGCGACAAAGAACACTACGGGCAAAAAATAAGATACTGGGAAAATCGTATTTTTGATTTTCACCAGGAACTGCTTGATCGACGTATCAAGCATCTGTTTTTTAATACATTTACTCCTCTGTATTTAAACAAAGAATGGCACGGTTGCTTTGTGGAAGACATATATTGTGATTGGCTTCGGTCACAAGGTTTTAAAACAAGACATCTAGATACTTTTCACTTTGGCAAGGATGCTCATATTGCGTGGGCAAAACATTTAACCCCTTATATTAGAAAGTTGTTATAATGAAATATCTACTGGTAGACGCCGCAAATACTTTTTTCCGTGGCAGACATGTTGCACATCGCGGCAGTGACATGTGGGATAAACTTGGTCTTAGTATTCATATCACACTGGGTGCTGTAAACAAATGCCACAGAATGCACAACTCAGACCACGTTGTATTTGCACTAGAAGGGCGTAGTTGGCGCAAAGACTTTTACACTCCATACAAGGCGCAGCGTCGTGCACAACGCATGGCAAAAACCGAATCAGAACAAGAAGAAGATCGTTTGTTTTTTGAAGCGTTTGACGATCTTTGTGATTTCTTAAAAGACAAGTCCAACTGTACAGTATTACAAAATAGTATTGCCGAAGCAGATGATATGATTGCAAGATTTATTGCACTGCACCCAAACGACGAACATGTGATCATTAGTAGCGACAGCGATTATTATCAACTACTAGCGCACAATGTTACACAGTACAATGGTATCACAGACGAACACATTACACTAGACGGATACTTTGATGGAAAAGGAAATCCAGTAAAAGACAAAAAAACTGGCGATCAAAAACATCCTGGAGATCCGCAATATCTGCTGTTTGAGAAATGCATGCGAGGCGACACCAGTGATAATGTATTTTCAGCCTATCCGGGGGTGCGCAAAAAAGGTACCAAAAACAAAGTAGGACTGTTAGAAGCATACGCTGACAGATCTAACAAAGGATTCAATTGGAACAACATGATGTTACAGCGTTGGACAGACCATAATGGCGAAGAGCACAGAGTGCTAGATGACTATGAACGCAATCGTCAACTGATTGATCTTACAGCACAGCCCGGGGACATCAAACAATACATAGACGAAACCATTCAACAGGCCAGCACAGTCAAGTCTAACCCAATGGTGGGTGCAAAATTTTTAAAATTTTGTGGCAAATACGATCTACATAAAATGTCAGAACAGGCCACTGCATTTGCAGAATGGCTACAGGCGCCATACAAGGAAAATCACTGATGGAAATACTAGCAAAAGAGCTTTCGGACAACTTTTGGATATTGGAGGAAAACGGTGTAAGAACCGGTATCTTGCAACAAACCGAGGGCGGTCTAACACTTACAATCAAAAAACAAAAAACCAATTTCCAAAATCTATCACAGTTAAAAAAGCAGTACTCGATTCGGTTTATAGCTGGCTCGTCTGAACAACCAGCAGAGTCCGAAGCCGAACATGCCGTTAACGGATATCCTACAAAATTGTTTCCTTACAATGCAGTGTATGATGTGCAGAAAAAACTACCACTGTTTACAAAGTCACAAAAGTCCAGCAGTTATTATTGTGCTGGCTACTATATTATCAAGTTCAACAACAATTGGGCCAAAGCATTTTGTCCTAAATTAATCACACTGCATCGCTACCAATTCAAAGGTCCGTATAAGACACAGGTAGAAATGCAAGAACAATTGCGATTACATAAACAACAATGATACATATTAAAAAATTCTTACAACGAGTACAAAGTGCCCGCGCTAGCAATCAAAAACAGCTGATTTTGACTTTGCAGGAAGCAGAACAACTCAGCACAGACATCAGCATAGTATTAAGCGATCTTGCCGGCGCACAGCATTTTCAAAGCAAAAGCGAATCAAATCAAGTAGTAGAGGTAGAGATCAAAGGCAACACCTGGTAAATACACTACACGAGGTGTATACATGAGTCGACCAAAACCCAAAATACTACTACAAGATCTAAATCAATCCACCTATAAAGCAGATCAAGTAATTCAATCTGAAGGTTTTTGGGCTGTGTACTACAACGGCGAGCCAATCAACCTTAAAAGTCTCAACACAGTGGTCAGTTATCCTGGACCTAAATATAAAAAAGTTGCATTCAGTAATCCAGGGCATGCTATAAACCTTGCAAAAAAGTTAAACGACCAGTTTAACACCGACGGATTTGAAGTTTTTCTTCTCACACAAGGTGAAGCAATATACTCTAAAAAAACAGATAACTGATTATGTGGTTGAACACAAAGGATATGCATTCAAAGAAGCATGGCACTGCATTTGGCAAAATACACTCAAAGACGGTGGGCTGAGACTGTCGCCGCAGGGCTTTGTAATATTAGGCACCGAGCTTGGCATAGAATTTTATTTGATCAATATTCAAAATCTCACACTGAACTATCTTTATAGATTCGACCAACTACTGCCTTGTCCTTACTATCTGATGCCAAAAACAATGGCGCTGTTTAGTGAACGCACTGCTGTAGAGTTGGCGTTATATCAGGACAATATAGGCATTTATCTAGAAAATAACGGTTGACAGTTAGGCTACAGATGTTACTATAACAGTGTAGCAAAAAAGATGACACACTAGGAGTAGCAAACTATGTCACTTACTGAAAATCGTACTGTAAGCAGTATTCAAGCAAAATCAGCCATCAATCGTTGTTTTGCCATCAAACGTCCTGTGTTTCTTTGGGGACCCCCGGGCATTGGAAAGTCGGAACTGATTGCAGCACTTGCTGCCAGTGGAAGCTACGGTAATGCACACATGATCGACCTGCGCATGCCACTGCTGGAACCCACTGACTTGCGAGGTATTCCTTACTACGACAAAGACAGCAACACCATGAAATGGGCTCCGCCTGTTGATCTTCCAACAGAAGAAATGGCCAAGCAGTATGATACTATTATTTTGTTTTTAGATGAAATGAATGCTGCGGCGCCTGCTGTACAAGCCAGTGGATATCAATTGATTCTCAATCGCAAAGTTGGTAATTACTCATTGCCAGACAATGTAGTGATTGTTGCCGCTGGTAACCGAGAGTCAGACAAAGGTGTTACATACCGGATGCCCAGTCCGTTGGCAAATCGCTTTGTGCACCTTGAAATGACAGCAGAATTCGACAGCTGGTTTATGTGGGCTGTTGAAAATAATATTCACCCAGATGTTGTAGGTTATCTACAATTTGCAAAGCAAGATTTATTCGACTTCGATCCTCGCTCCTCAAGTCGTGCTTTTGCTACTCCTCGTGCATGGTCTTTTGTGAGCGAGTTGATCGGAGACGATCAGCTTGACGAACAAACTATGTTAGATTTAGTAGCTGGCACAGTAGGAGAGGGACTTGCATTAAAGTTCATGGCACATCGTAAAATTGCTGGTAGTTTGCCTAACCCAACTGATATTTTATCAGGCGAAGTCACTGAAATGGAAAGTAAAGAAATTTCCGCAATGTACTCGCTGACAGTATCAATGTGCTACGAGCTACAGGAAGCCTACAAAAAAGAAGGCGACAAGAAAAAATGGCACGACATGACAGATAACTTCTTCAAGTTTATGATGGATAATTTTGAAACTGAGTTGGTTGTAATGGGTGCCAGAGTAGCACTGGTCAACTACAAACTGCCGTTCCAGCCAGGCAGTCTCAAGAGCTTTAACGAGTTCCACAAACGATTTGGCAAGTATGTTATCAATGCAAACAACGACTAAGTTGGTTGCATTGTACTGTAAATAGTGTATAATAAACTTGTTGAATTAGGAGACATACCATGTCAGACGCTGTTAAAGAAAAGTTGATTACTGCTCGTGTTAAGATGCTTCTTAACCATCCATTTTTTGGCAACCTTGCTACTCGCATGCGGTTAATTGAAAGCTCAGACTGGTGTCCTACAGCGGCTACCAACGGCAGAGACTTTTTTTACAACACAGAGTTTGTGGAAAAGCTCAGTGTCAAAGAGCTTGAATTTCTAATTGGACACGAATTACTACATGCCATTTATGACCACATCACTCGCATCGACGGACGTGACCCTCGTCTGAGTAATATTGCACAAGACTACTGTGTAAATGCTGATCTACTTAGACACAAAGTAGGCGAAGGACCAAAGAATGTGCCTTATTTGTATGATATCAAATACGAGGGCTGGAGTTACGAGGAAGTCTACGACGACTTGTACGAAAATGCTGAAAAAATTGATGTTGATCAACTGATGGATCAATTGTTGGACGAGCACTTGGACGACAAAGACGACAGCAACAGTGGCGAGTCAGGCAACGATTCACAAGATGGTGATGGCAAAAAAGGTCCTCCAAAGCTCAGCAAAGAAGAAAAACAGCAGATCAAAGATGAACTAAAAAATGCTGTACTACAAGCAGCACAAACTGCCGGTGCAGGAAACGTGCCCAGCGGTGTAAAACGTATCTTAGAAGAACTTACAGAGCCTAAAATGGACTGGCGCGAGTTGTTGGACATGCAGATTGAAAGCACAGTAAAAAGTGATTTTACTTTTATGCGTCCTAATCGCAAAGGATGGCACAACGACGCTGTTATGCCTGGCATGATTCCTGAGGATACTATTGATATTTGTGTGAGTGTAGACACGTCAGGCTCAGTAAACGAACAAATGTTGCGCGACTTTTTTGGCGAAATCAAAGGCATTATGAGCTCTTATACAGAGTTCAGGTTGCATCTTTGGTGCTTTGACACAGAAGTTCACAATCCTAAGCTGTTTACTGCGGAAAATATTGATGATATCACCAACTATGATATTCAAGGATACGGCGGTACACAGTTTACAGCCAACTGGGAATTTATGAAAAACAATGATATTGAGCCTAAATTGTTTGTTATGTTCACAGATGGCTATCCTTGGGATAGTTGGGGTGATGAAAACTACTGCGACACACTGTTTATCATTCATGGCAACGAGACAATTGAACCTCCATTTGGCAATCATGCTTACTACAAAGAATGATGGAAGTTAATGTTTTAAACATCACCCAAGAAAGATTGCTTGAATGGATGCCAGAGCATTTCACTCAAGTTGAAATAAATGATGTGAGCACCCACCAAATAAATAAAATTTCAAGCTGGATATACAAAAACTTCACCGGAAGATACTGTATAGTCAACGGTAATAACTATAATTCAATTGTATACGGATTCGAATCTGGCAGCGAAGCTAGTTTCTTTCAACTTGTATACCCAACTATCAAATAATTTTATCACCTAAATATACCCATATAAATACACGTAGATAACATTTAAAAGGAGTATTCTCAATGTCCGAAGAAAATCAAGTAGAAACACAAGAAAATCAAGCAGAAGGTCTTTCTGTAAATGACCTAGCAGTTATGGTTAATGTAATTGACGCTTGCTCTAAGCGCGGTGCTTTCAAGCCAAACGAAATGGAAACTGTTGGTGCATTATACACAAAAATTGTAAATTTCTTAGTAGCAAGTGGTGCGATCAAAGTAGACAATAACGAAGAAGAATCTGCCGAAGAAAGCCAAGAAACAGAAGAAGCAGCTGAATAAGCACTGCTTCCTAAGGAGATAAAAAATGATTAAACACGTAGGCAAACACAATAACAAAAAAGTAATTGTACTGTTCCGAAAAGTTCCAGGCGAAGATCACATGTGTTTGGTGGTGTACAGCGAAATGTTGCCCAGTCGTATTCATGACGACATTGCTAGTGTGTTAGAAAGCGAGGTGGGGCAACAAAGTGAAAACTTTGCAGATGCGCTGGATAGAAACGTAGGCACTGACGGAAATAAACTTCTGCACACACTGCATCGAGAGAACTATATCAAAAAAGTTCAGACCAATCAGGTAATTATGGTTCCTAACGCCAAAAGCCAAGTTCGATTAGACGAGTTAAACGAGATCGTTGACAAATTGCAGGAGGGCGGCGAAGCAGCCGATAAGATGGCAGAACTTGACTCGCAGTCAGGTTTACGAGATCCTGCAAAAGCATTACCTGCAACAGATAGCTCTGCAGATGTACTAACAAATGATCAAATTGCATCGAAGATGCTTGCAGATGCAGAAGCAATGCTAGCAGAAGCAAAAAAATTACAGGCAGAAGCCTACAATCTTGACCCTAGCTTAAAACCGAAGTCAACTACAAATCGTAGCACTGCAAGCAAAAAAAGCACTGCAACAAAGTCTACAAATACAAAGACTAAGTCATCCACAACAAGCACGGCATCTAAATCTACAACTGCAAACAAGGTAGCTGAATAGTGCCAGATCGTGATCATGTTGACACACTAAATCTTGATTTTCTATCCAAGTGGGAGATACTTATCAGTGATGTTGACATGCACGAAGTTCCTGTTGAGATGTTGGATAAGATTATTATCAACACTAAAAGCGGGAACAAAGTAGACATTGATATTCAGGCATTATTAAATCAAGGCACTGATCCAAAGGACCTGGAAGAAGCAATTCAAGAAAAATTAAGCGAGCTAGAAGACCTAATCGAAGGGCTTGATTATCATGTAAATGTTAAAGCTGTTGCAACCAGTGCTAGCCAAGCAACTGACCAAATTCTCAAGGACCTATAATGCAAGTTAAACTAATTAACTATAGTCAACCTTCTGACGAAATAGAAGGATTAGAAAATGTTCAAGATCTTATTGCATATGCTGCTCGAGTATCTAACCCATCGAATCAACTCAATACTGAGACCAGTGAGCGTTTACTCAACTACCTTGCAAAGCACAAACATTGGAGCCCATTTGAAATGGTATCTGCGTGCCTAGAGATCGAGACTACTCGTGACATCGCAAGACAAATCCTTAGACACAGATCGTTCTCTTTTCAGGAGTTTTCCCAACGTTATGCAGATCCAGTTAAGGATTTAAGATTCGAAATTAGAGAAGCACGTCTGCAAGATACAAAAAATCGCCAGAATAGTGTAGAAACAAGCGATATCGATCTAAAAACAGAATGGGCATTAGCACAAGAACGTGTAATTATAGAATCACGAAGAGCATATAAATGGGCTATCGAGAATGGCATTGCTAAAGAACAAGCAAGAGCAGTATTGCCAGAAGGACTTACCCAAAGTCGTTTGTACATGAACGGTACTATCCGTAGTTGGATTCATTACATCGAGCTGAGATCCGGCAATGGCACACAAAAAGAGCATATGGAAATTGCCCGGGCAGTTGCCGAAGCTATCACAAAAATATTCCCATTAGCAACAGATTATATAAGTGACTAAAAGAGCAGTAATTTTTGGAGGTTTAGGCTTTATTGGGCATAATCTTGCCAAGCAACTTATTACTCTAAATTACGATGTATTGATAATTGATGCATACAAATCTTACAATCCTCGGGATTTGTACTTTAAGAGAATGGAAAGGATTCCACAAGCCGAAATAATTGGCAACGAGATTGAACATCTTGATGATTCGGTATTGTGGAAACTTAATCAATTCCAGCCGACTATAGCATACCACCTAGCAAACTTTCCCAATAACAAACTGGTTTATACCTATCCACACGAAGCACTTACTAATTTCAGCAGCGGCTTGTACAATGTCCTTTCCTATTGTGCAAAAGCTAATGTGGAAAAATTTGTTTATGTTAGTTCGAGTATGATATATGGCGATTTTACCATAGATCCGCAAAGCGAGCAACTGCCAAAAAAACCAAAAGGATTATATGGCATTTACAAAAGAGCAGCAGAGCTAACTACAAAAGATTTTTGCAATATAAACAATATAGATTGGAGAATTGTAAGGCCAAGCGCAGTATATGGACCATTAGATAATCATGATAGAGTGGTTGGAAAATTTCTGCATAATGCACACAATGATATGCCACTATTACTTAAAGGTAATGAGAAGTTAGATTTTACCTATGTGTCCGACACGGCACGTGGCATTATGCTTGCTGGCATACAAGATACTGACAAAAAGGTTTTCAACATCTCTAGAGGCAAAGCTAGGTCTCTGGCAGATTTGGCAAAAATTGTAGTTGAAGTTGTTGGCAAAGGATCCGTTGTTGAAACTTGTCGAGATACAAGCTATCCCCATAGAGGTCAACTGGACATTTCTCAAGCAAGACACTATCTTGATTACGATCCAAAAATAGACCTCGAAGAAGGTGTTAAAAAATACTACAAATGGTATTTGAAAAACCTGCTTAAACCTTAGACTTATAATACTGCATGCACCATTTCCATTCTGCAGGCTTCTGCAAAGCATCCATGTCATCTTTGTTGTTTTTGTAGTATTCTACTCCGTGCTTTGCACCAAGCAAACTATAATCTCCTAGATCCCCATTGCCTACTGTAAGCCATTTTTCTAATCTGTATGTACTTTCAATGTCCTGCAGAGCAGACAACTTGATTGTTTCCCTAAATGCTGTTCTCCATACTGCATATTTGTCTTCGTCATAAACTGCTGTACAACTCAACATAGGAACTACTTCGTGTAAACCACTAAGAGTAACATCACTGTGCCATTCTTTGGTGTTTAAAATTGTATCTCTATGATAGGCAATAACAGACATATGTCCATATGTGAGATCATTTATAGGATTGTATGCATGAAAAATATAGTGCTTATCCGCCTGTAGTCTATCCGGATGCCAATTGAAATCAAAATAAGGATTCACATCACACTTAGCAAAAACTGCAAAAAACCATTCAGTTTTGCTTAACTCAGCCGCGGCTTTGTAAGCCTGCATTCTTCCTTGTACATTTTTACTAGATTTTGCTCTAGGAACTAGATCCTTTAATTTTTGTTCGTGCTTTTGAGAATTTTTTTCACCATTGGCAATAAACACAACATCTAGTGGTTTTTCCACAAATTTTTCAGTTTTGTGACGCAATATATAGTCATAATCATAAATCTGGCTCTTAATTGCCTTTTTAGCATCTTTTGGTATCAAGCATGCAGCACCGTTGTTAAAAGCGTGTACAGCGCGGTCTTGAGGGCGCCAAATTGACGGTGTTACCAAGTAAGACTCAGAAGAAGGCTCGATTGCTGGTATTGATTTGTGAATAAACTTAACGTATGGCTCTACAAAATTATAATTTTTTACAGCTTCAGTTAAACAACCACTGTAGTACTCAATTGGCGCTACTACTCGGTCTACTGTTTGATCTTTAACATAATTTACAGTGTCAAACCAGTCAAGTAATTTTAAATCTGCAGATTGTTTTTGAAACTCTGCTACTGGCACATAGAATGTGTCACCAAATTTTTGTTCATTGCTTGGAAACACATGTAGCATATTTTGTTGCCAAGGTTCTGGCTCCCAACCAAAATCAAACTGACTATAATCACACAAACTGCTGGTGACCCAAATGTACTCTTGATCTGTGCGGGCTACTATTCGTTTGATCGTTTCCAAATAACTTTCAAAAAATCTTACAATTTTGTGATTTTTACGCAGTACTCTTGATTTATTGCTGTGATCAATCCACCATATTTCTCTGTTGTCGTCAAACAGTTTAACTTTCTGGTCGTCGACAAAATTAAGTTCAGGAAAATTCTTAATATCATCAAACCATTGCGACAATCTTAAAAATTCCCAACGAGGAACTCTGAATATATTAGCCCATTTTTGGTACTTGCTACCAAACACATGAATCATGTTGCTTTGCCATGTTTCGGGATACCAGCCAAAATCAAAATCTGTGTAGTCATAGTCACTGCTAACAACCCACACAAAATCACTGGAGCTGGCTTCGCAGGCTTTTTTGATAATGCTGGCCCAATTGCCCACCCCGCGGGTTTTTTTGGCATCAGGATATTGCGATTTTACACTTTGATAACTAGTTGTGTTATTGCTGTTGAATTGGTCAATCACAAAGATATCAGTGGTAATTTTGCCTTTTACTACCTGTGCTGTTTCATATTTTTTGTTGTTGCTGCCGGGACTAACATATTTTGGACCTACATCTCTTGCCCACTGACTGCCAAACACATGCACATAACTTTCGCCTCTTGGTGGATGCCAACTGAAATCAAAATTATCAATGTCGGCATGCTCGGGTATTTCCCAACGGTCTTTTTGCGGCATACTCACAGCTCGTTGTGTGTTCTCAAATTTTATTTCAGTTGCGTCAGTGGTTCTATACTCTGGACCGCCACTGTTGTGCCACTGAGTGCCGAATACATGAATAAATTTTTCATCTGACCTTGGATGCCACGAAAAGTCAAACTTGTCTAGATCAATGTAGTCTGGCACATGCCAGTTGTCCAGAACAGGCCGAGCAATGGCTTTTTGTGAAGTTTCATACTTGAGTTCACTAGCACCTGGCGTATGATACTCAGGTCCTCCATCTGGTTGCCACTGAGTGCCAAAAATGTGTACAAATTTTTCATCTGATCTTGGGTGCCATGAGAAGTCAAACCCACTTGTGTCAATATTGTCGGGTATATGCCAATTTTTGGTATCTGTCGTTGCAGTGGCTTTCTGGGATATTTCGTACTTGAGTTCAGTGGCACCAGGTGTGTGATATTCAGGACCACCATCAGGTTGCCATTGTGTTCCAAACACATGAATAAATTTTTCATCAGATCTTGGATGCCAACTAAAGTCAAATGTACTGACATCTATGTTGTTAGGTATGTGCCAGTGTTGTTTGTTTGATTTTGCTGTGGCTTTTTGACTTATTTCATATTTCTTCTTGCTGGCACCAGGTGTGCGATATTCAGGGCCGCCATCAGGTTGCCATTGAGTGCCAAACACATGAATAAATTTTTCATCAGATCTTGGATGCCAACTAAAGTCAAATGCACTGGTATCAATATTATCAGATATGTACCAATGGTTTTTGTTGGGCAACGCCGTAGCACGCTGCACAGCTTCGAATTTGTATTCGTCTGCACCAGGTGTGTGGTATTCAGGGCCGCCACTTTGTTGCCATTGAGTACCAAATATGTGAATAAATTTTTCCTGCGGATCTGGGTGCCAGCTAAAATCAAAATCTTCAATATCTATTGGTATCTGCCAAAAATCCTGACACGGCAAACGTTTTACACGTTGTTCTTGTCTATAGTTGTAAGGACCAATATCCCATTTGCAGGCAAGATACACACCGCCATCTTTTTGCCATTGACTGCCGTACACATACACATGATTCCATTCCCAACTAGGAGGTATCACATTAAAATTAAAATTTGAGTAGTCGTTTCCGCCATAAATATACCAAAAGCGTTCAGTTTTTGATAATTCTTGTGCCTGTGCCAAAGTTTCGGCATATTGTTCGAAACTGAATATATCAGGTTTCTTTCCGTAATAAAATACATCAAACATGTTTAATTTAGACCAATTTTACCTTACTCTTAAAGATTATATTTTTGAAAATCATAGACATCTAAACCCAGCACTGGTTTATCCATATCCTTTTGGATCCAGCTCGCCTGATCAAGTTGCGTTTGAAAGCACAGTAGATGTACCAGATGTGGTATTTTTAGTATACGATCAAGAGCCAATTTTTGCAAGTGTTCCATTTTTAGATCATTATGGCGAATTATTCAAAGAGTGGGGATCTCGTGTAGTACTTATTACTACGCAACGATGGGGTGTAAATTTATCTCAATACATAGAAAAATACAACTGGACACCGGTATATTTCTTCTTTCATGGCATTGTAGCACAAGATTGGTATCGAGGATACAAGCACAATCCACTAATAAAACAAAAAGCAGATATAAACTATCATTTTTACAGTTTAAACAGATTGTTTGACGGGCCGCGGCCGCATCGTAGATGGCTATTGTGCGACATAGTCGACAAAGACTTGTTAAAAAACAGTCTTTTTAGCTTCCCTGAGCAAGACGCTTACACAGGAAGAACCTTTGAGGAAAGTTGCACAGACTACGACTGTCAGCATCACAATGTTGCACAAGCCGCAGAAACGTTGCCATTGGTGCTGGACGACAACACACAGCAAAGTTTTTACATAGAAAACAAATATGCCAAACAATGCTTTATGAACATAGTCACAGAAACTGTGTTTGACTACAAAGAAAATTATATCACTGAAAAAACTCTCAAACCGTTTGTGTTGGGCATGCCGTTTGTGGTTTTAGGCACACCCAACACGCTCAATACCCTGCACGACTATGGATTTGAGACCTATCACGGATTGTGGAACGAAAGCTACGACAATGACGTAAGTCATGCAAGTAGATATCAAAAAGTTTTAAAGGTGATAAAATCAGTGGGCGAATTAAACATCGACGATCTAAAAGATAGATACAATGTAATACAGGGCGTATTAGAATACAATCAACACCATGTGTTTAGTGACGGCTTGCAAGAACGACTGGTCAACGAGTTGTTTACCAATCTTGAAATTGCAATAGCTAAAATTTAAAGCTCTGTGGTAAACACAGGCACACTATACTGTGCTGTCCATTTTGCAGCATCTTGTTCAGTGTCGACTATAGGCTCCCCACGAATGTTTAAACTTGTGTTCAACAACATAGGGCATCCGGTTTCTCGATACCAAACTTCTAAGAGCTGACGTATACCAGTGCCCGATTCTGATCGGCCTACTGTTTGTACTCGAGCAGTTCCGTCTATGTGCGTTATAGCAGGAAAACTTTCTGGATCTTTGACCCGGGCCACAAACTGCATATATGGAGATTTTTCTACGGGCATTTCAAAATAATCTGCAGCATGTTCTTCGAGAATCACAGGCGCAAACGGTCTAAACTTTTGCCTACGCTTGATTTCGTTGACACGGTCTTTGATGTGCGGACCTCTCGGATCAGCCAACAAACTTCTATTTCCTAGTGCTCTTGGTCCAAATTCTGCTCTTCCGTTGGCAACACCTGCAATTTGATTTTTTTTCAACTCTTTGACCAACTTGCCCACAGGGTAAGGCCCCTTGATTTCAGTTCCAAGATAAGGGGTAGTCCAATTGAGTTTTTTACCATACTCAAGTGCAGCCGCGCCTAAACTACTGCCGCAATCCCCTGGGTTTGGCATTATCCATATATCGTCCCAAAGCGGTGCTATTTTGCTGTTTGCAACACAGTTTAGGGCAACACCGCCCATGTACACAAGATTCGCACTACGACCCTTACGTTGAGCCACAGACATCACGTTTGCTATTTCCTCCTCAGCTATTTGCTGAACACTTGCTGCTAGATCTTCTGGTGTAGCTTCTCCGAACCACTCTTCTGGTATGCCTACGTGCAGATTTTGCTTGAGGGTAAAGTTTTTGCTGTTTTGTATAAAATCTTTTCGAATTTTTTCCACATGTACCGGAGCGCCCCAGCCGGCCATGCCCATCGTAATATACTCTTCATCCATCGGCCTTAATCCTATGTAGTCAGTGATTGCACTGTACAACAAGCCTAAACTATGAGGATACTGGCGACTATATAATTTGGTGTATTGTGCTACTCCATCGGCATCATACTTAGCATCCCATATACTAATTGTATCCCATTCACCAATTGCGTCTATTACCACACAAGTTGCTTCATTGAATGGGCTTGTTTGAAACCCAGCAGCAGCATGTGTCATGTGGTGGGGCCACTCTGATATAGACTGAGAAAAATCTATACCTTGTTGATGTAATGCCGACTTTGCACTGAGGCAACTACCGTTAGCAAATCCCTGTCCGGCATAAATTTCTCTGGTCTTTTTTAGCCACGGAATTTCATAGTAAGCAACTTTGTGAATTTCTCCATAATCAGATGCTTGACTGAGTATTTGTTGATTGAGGTACTTGTCGTGTTTTTGTTTGCTGTATCTCTCACTGTGTGCAGCAAAAAGTATTCTGCCGTTGTAATCAACAACCGCTACACCAGCATCATGAAACCCAGTGCTGATTCCTAATATGTTCATATATTTTTTCCGCTATCAGTTGATGGCCTTGCTCTAGGGTGTGGCCGCCTGGTCCTTTGGGCAAATCGTAAACCCATTCTACTATGCCCTGGTATGGCCATCCTACAAAGTGTTGTGTGTTTACACTTTCTATTAGATGTTTATTTTCTACATTTTCCATGTATTTTTTATTTAAAATTTCATTGCCGTAGGCATTAAAGAATACATAAGGAACACCATTGGACTCGCATAATATTTGTGCTGTGTAGACTTGCCTGAGCCAATTTCTGTAATCGTACACATCGTTGTGGTATTCTGTGATGTATTTGATCAGCTGTTTTCTGTGCACTGTGTCAATGCTGGTAAAAGTTCTGCCACTGCATCCTGGCCAAATATCAAATGCTCCTGCTTGATCTGCATGCTCCTGCCGGTGTGCACTGGTCCAGCAAATAATTACTGCTGTAAGTGGCTTTTTAGAGGTAAAAGAATTTATCAACTCTTTGATCAATCGATGGTTTCCAGAGCCAGGCATGCCTTGATTTTCAACAGGCATACCAGTGAGTTTGCTCAATAATGCTGGCCATGCCGACCTGGCTGGATTTTTTAATTCTTCACCAAAGGTAAAACTATCACCCAAACACAATATCATTTGTATATAAATGGATCTCTTTTTTTGAGTTCTTTGAGTCGTTTTCTGTATTGTATTTCTAGGCGAATTTTTCTGTATGGCCATAATACAATGTCTTTAATTTTTGTTAAGTACTTCACGTACACGTTCCCCTATTAAAATTGCTGCATCTTGGTGCGCTTGTTCTAAAGGATGAAAATCTCCCCTAGCATATCTGTTTTCCCATGCCCACTGGTCAAACCCTAAATTATTACAAAACAAAAAGAAATTATCAAAGTCTATACAGTCATACAATGCATCAACATTACTGTCATTGCACGAATGATTCAATGTAGTATTATCGCAAATACTAAACAAATAAGGAATATTTTGAGTTTTACAAAAATTTTGTAAAAACACAATTTCCTTGTAGGTCTGATAGTACTCATATACGTCGCTGCTACCTACATGCTTGTAAAAATGTTGTAGAAAATCGCGCATGCCACTACTTTTAAGAAAATCGCTGTTTTGCTTAAAATCTCTATGTGTGGCACTCCCCTGCATATTTACTTGTTTGATTTTTTGTTCGTATGTTTCCAAATCCCATGGGTTAACACTTTTCCACGGCGACTCTCTATTGTTGGTATCATAGGTAAATCTAAACTCATAACGGGACGGAAAACTCCACATTACACACACAAAGATATTTTGATTCTTATTACGTTCGCATGTGTTTAAAACTTTTCTAGCAATACTGCTATTACTAGATCCGCCTAGTGCTGTGTTTACGCATTGCCAGTTGTTTTGTTGGGCTACTAAATTACACCAGGCATTTGAACTCGGCCCGGGCCAATCGTCCTTGAGTTCGCACCCAAATGTAAAGCTATCACCGCCCGCTACTAGAGTAGTCATACCCGGTACTCATAAATTTTATTTGCTTTTCGTCGGCATCGTCATCTGCCCAGCTGTCAGGATAAATATTTTCAACATCGTCGACTTGTATTGAATAGATATCTAAATAATCTCCCATTATACTCCAAATTTCTTTTTCGTCTTGTGTTCCGAAACTTTTCTGCAAGTCTACGCTAGCAATAGGCAAATATCCGAGACTAAGATGTGGATTGCTAATATCTACATTGTTAGATTTAAGCCAATTGTAATAATTATCCATTTCTTCGTCGTACCAACTGTACTGTCCATATTTAATAGTCTTGGCCCATTCAACATCAAACTCGCCACTGTAATACTTTAGACTGTTTATTGCTTCGCTTGTTGCGCCCGAGCCAATTGTAATGTCTGTTGGATCAGTTCCTACACTGAGATTCGGAGCACCTTCGTCTCTCCATACTTCAAACAAGGTTTTCCCTATCTGTGTCCAATGCATATAAACTTTGCCAAACTCTCTATCATACCCATTTTCTACAAATCCTTTTCTGTGATCGTCTTTTAGTTCAAATCTAGGAGCCTGCAAAAAAGTGGTAATTTGACTAGGTCTGGTCCATTTTGGTTCAATCTCAAATTTTCTATCACTTAGTATTCTATTTTCTAATTCATGGCATAAATTATTAAGCTGACGAATTGCAAACTTAGTTTCGTAATTTGCTAGTTTATAATAAGGACTAAGATTCCATACTTGCCCTTGCAATCTTTCAAAGTGAAGATGCAGATTATTCATCATGGCATGCTTTAATCGTAACCCTAAAGTTTTGCTTTCGTCGTTATTGTCTGCTGGACCTTTTGGGTAATTTGCAGAGAATCTTACCGACTCTTCTGAAAAATGTTCTTCTATAACGTAAGGATCTAATCCTGCTTCCTGCCATGTATTTGTTTGATTAAAACTGTTAATAGTAAAAATATAATTATTAAGTTTTCCGCACAAATACGGAACAGTTCTTTGACTGTAAGGGAATCCCATAAAACAATAATTTTTTTCTATAGGGTTTCCTTTTCGCAACAAATCTTTTAGTGCTTCGACCCAATCTTTTGCTAAACAAGAATTATCTGGTTTAATAAAATATGTTAGATAATCGTTTTTATTTTTTACATTTCGCAGAGTTACTTGTACCTCAGGCAATTCTGGTCCACCATTCATATGCTGATTTATTCCTTTCTAATATGTTGCTTAACGTCAAGCTATCTTTTCGTATGCTTTCCAATCTTTCAACTTTTCTTTTGGCATCTTGCCAGCCTTTCTTGTACTGTTCGGGCCATTGTTCTTGTGTAGTTTGTCTAGATTTAAGCTGATTCAAAGTGTCTATTAACGGTTGTTGCTTCCATGATGCATCTTTGCACTGTTGTAATATATCATCCACAATTGGATCAAGTATTTCTCTTGGTAACAACAACGGACTCATAGCTACATCAGGACTAAATGTGAAAGTAATTTTAGTTAGAAGCTGTGTGTTGGTTTGTTTGCTTAACTTAAACATATTTACCGCGTCAAACAAGCCTGGTAAAGTAATTGTATAGTCTAACCGCATTTGACTAGGACGTTGCTGAAATTCAACTCCGGCAAGATAATTATCTAACCACTGCTTGTAATTCAAGCCAGTTCTCACATACTCGCCAATTTCGTTAGTGCCGTCGATGCTAGCGCATATTTCCCAATCTCGTATGTTTGCCAATATATCGTTGTATAAATTGATGCCTTTGTAATTGACTCTACTTAAATTAGTGTTATATCTAGCATATAATCCTGGACCGTCACCAAGTTCTATAATACGCTTCATGTATTGCCAGTGCTGTTCGTACATGAGAGGCTCGCCACCG